CAATAGGGGTACTGGGGAGGTGGGCTATCCAAGAGGGTCAAAGGGTACAGCGTAGCCTAGACACTCCAAGCCCAAAGCCCCCTAGTAAATGTCCCAAATGTACCTGTGGTTCAGACTTGAGTGTCTGAGAGTACTGAAGAATACTGGAATTTGAGTAGACTTGGCATCTGGAATGGTGGGCCAGTGTCTCATATATAACATGTAACATACATACGCCTTCCTAGCGAGCCCTGCAAATTTTTTGCGGGGTTTTTTCGTATACACCCATCCCCTTGCCCCCCGGATTGTTCATAACTTTCGGGTGGAATGCTAGCTAGTCTGGTGAAAAAGGGGTACCTTTATGGGGGGGGGACTATATATAACACCCCCGGCACGTAGAATTGTTCATAACTTTTGGAAATAATCGTGGAAATAGTTGCTAGTCTGGTATATTTTCCTGATCTTTATACTGTAAGATATAAAGATAAACACTATGAGAGAGTTAATTAAGGCAGATCCAGCCGAGTTTTTCGGGTCAATAGCAGTATTATTCATGATATTTGGTGCGTATTACGTGGCAATTCACATAGGATGCCCCTGCTAATTGTTCATAACTTTAAAAAATAAATGGTAAATACGTTGCATATTCCAATAAAAAGGCGTATATTTAGATATAAATAAACAAACACACACTATGAGACAAATTGTAAAGATTGAATTGGACGGTACCAAGATGGTAGCTGTCGGCCTAGACGGCCAAGAAGTAAGTGGTATCCTATATGGAACCAGAAAACGTGCTCTAGAGAACCAGAAGGTACTAGAGAATGTGAACGGTAAATGGAAAGCTATTGACTCTGCGGAGTGGTATGCTGCAGTTAAAGAGTATAATACTCCTGTGGTACCAGATGGTATTCCAGCAGAGCATGCAGAGGTTATGAACATGATACACTCGTCATACAGCTTAAAGCCTAAATCGCTCATGATGAATGAGCTGAAGTGGAAGTATTTAATCAGGTCTGCAGTACGTGGTAAGAACATCATGATGGCCGGTCCTGCGGGATGCGGTAAGACTATGGCTGCAAAGGCTCTTGTTAACTCATTGGATAGACCGGAGTTTTATTTCAATCTAGGAGCTACTCAGGATCCTAGAGCTACCTTAATAGGTAATGTTACATTCGATAAAGAGAAGGGGACTGCCTTTTCTGAATCACTCTTCGTAAAAGCCATACAAACTCCGAACGCTATCATACTAATGGATGAGTTATCAAGAGCGCATCCTGACGCTTGGAACATTCTAATGACTGTTCTGGATGAGGGTCAGAGATATTTAAGACTGGATGAAGCAGAAGACCAAGCTACTATCAGGGTAGCAGACGGTGTTACATTCATTGCTACGGCTAATATAGGTAATGAGTATACTGCAACCAGAGTAATGGATAAAGCATTACTAGATAGATTTACGATCATTGAGATGGATACTTTGACAGCTACTCAGGAATGTGATCTATTGACTATGTTATTCCCTCTAGTACCAGTTAAGGACTTGGAAGGGATCGGTGAGATAGCAGCTTTATCACGTCAAGAAGCATCAAATGAAGTACCTAGAATAGACGCTGGTATATCCACTAGAACGTCTGTAGAGGTAGCTTCTCTTATGTTTGATGGATTCACACTGTCAGAAGCGTCTGAAATAACGATATACCCACAGTATAATAACGATGGGGGAGTGGACTCAGAGAGAACATTCATGAAACAACTAGTTCAGAAGTACTGTGATGACGGTACAGATGAGGACTTATTTAATACAGAGGAGGTAGAGCAGAGCTCAACCGAGTCGTAAGACATACATAGTAGTGTGTGTAGAGAGGTAATCACACATGTCAATAATCCATTGTAGAAGATCTACGTGAGGATGAGGCATGTGTGATCGCCGTCTCAATTGTAAAGGAGAAAACGAATGGAAGAAGTTATAAACATATTGGGTAGCCCAAGTCCGTGGCTCATGTGGGTGAATCTAGCAGTGATCAGTGTGCTTTGCTGGGTCATAGAGAGGCTAGCCAGCAAGATAAAGCGTATGGAGAAGAACATAAGTCATATGGACCGGGGTATAGCAAGGCAGTCACAAGCCATCACTCAGATAGTGAGGAAGGTGTACGGAACAGAAGGTCAGGTGGTCAACTAGGAAGTTATGAAAAGTTATGAACATTTCAGGGCACTAGGGAAATATTTTTTTTATAATAGCCACACACAGCGGTGTTTATATCGACCTCAATTTTTTTACTATAAGGATCGTAGACATAGCATCCGTACCACGGACCAAGTATACGAAGTCCCACAATCAACGCTGGCTAGCCGGCATTTTAAATGAAAGCATACATACTTATATACAATGAATAAAAGAACATAAACACATTCTGACCCCCAAACAAAGGAACCCTGATCTGGTTCCAGAGTTACCCCAACAACGTCATAACTAGATATAAGTCCAATATAAACTTGGCTCGTATTACGTCGTGCGGTTATCAGGGAAAGAATTAAACAAGCTGCTGGAAAGGTTAGCCCGCAGTAGGTTATATTAATTATTAACACTAACCATTAACACAGAGGAAAGAAACAATGAAAAATCTTTTAATGACTATCGCTCTAGCAGTAATTACAATTGCAGCTTCAGCACAGACAAAAGGTGATTGGTACGTAGGAACAGGCGACGTTGCAAACGTAGCATGGACTGAATGGTCTTTGGCTCCAACAGTAGGATACGGTGTAACCGATAATCTTATGATTGGAATGTCAGCGGCACAAGCAGATTCTACAGCTGATCTAGATTTGGACTTCCACGCAAGATACTTTTGGAAAGGATACTTTGCTTATGTTGCTACAGACGGTTTATCTACGGATAACATGTCTTTAGGACTAGGTAAGATGTTCACGATTCATAAAGGTGTATTTGTAGATCCTAAAGTTGTATATGATGTAACAGCTAAGACTACAAACTTGACGTTGGGATTCGGATTAAAGTTTTAAGTTAACGTAACTCGGTGCGCTAGTATTTAGTGTATCAATTTAAAAACAATGGAGATTTATATTATGGATAACGTAATTAAATACATCACAGGATTCTTTGCAGGATTAGCTACAGTTTTATTAGCAGTTCTTCCAGTAACAATCTTATGGACAGTTCTAACGGGCGGTTCAGTATTCGGAATGGATGTGATTGCAAACCTTACAGGTCTAGTAAATGGATTTGGTTCAGGTGGATTTACAGGATTAGTTGTATTACTAATCATCATGTCATTCTTTGTTAAGAAGTAATTCTTAGTTAAATGACCATCACGTGATAAAAGAAGCCCCTCCTTATAGGAGGGGTTTTTTATTCTTAATAATTTGTTAATGTTTAGTTAATATGTCTTCTGGAGTTGGATTGTATTTATTAACATGACAGATAAAATAGACATCTCCCCACTTGTATACGTTGTTCTGATGGTAACAGTATTCGCTTTGGCACTCTAAGCGGCCCGCGCTACCGATCCTTTCCTGTTCATAACTTTCCCAAACTCCACGAAAAATAATCCACCAAACTGTTGCATATTCGGATAAAAAGGGGGATCTTTATCTTGTAAAGATAAAGAGATTAATAAATAATAAAAATAGATATGACAAAGAACAAAGAAATTAAGTACGGAATCGAAATTACAAAACCACATTCAACTGCAATGTACGATCACAATGATCTAGTTGCAGAAAGCATGAAGCGTAACATCACGAGTGCCTGGGCTGATGAAATGATCAAGTTCAGTAAGACGGATGAATGGCCTTCAGCTGCAGCTCGTGATTCTAAAATGAATGATATACAGAGTAGCATATGTGCTACTGGTTTCGGTGATGGATTTACTATCGACGAAGTTCATACAGACTTTATGTCTAACTTGAGTGATATGGCTAACTGGCAATTGCATGAAGAGTATAGCTACTTACAATTCAAAGGACATGTTCCTAGAACTCACTTCATGATGATAGGATTCAATACGCAAGAGTGGCCTGCAGGAACACCTGTCAATTATGATTACACTAATGCGAATGAGTTATCTCCTTTTGCACCGAGTGTGCAAGTAAAGTAATTGTTCATAACTTTTATGAAATTAATTGCATGAATAGTTGCATAATTGAAATAAAAGGGGGATCTTTATCTTGTAAAGATAAAGAGATTAATAAATAATAAAATATGAAAACATTAACAATTACAAAATCCCAATTCAATAGATATGAAGGGTGTAGATTAAGTGGAGCGACTAATATGTTTGACTTAACTAATGTTAGATTGCTAACTGGTTTGGATAAGAAACAAATCATTACAATCATGGAAAACTACGATAAATTAAGTAATCAATATAAATAATTAAATATGACAAATGAATTGCCGAAAGGCTATGAGGTAGTAGAAGTTTCAGATGGGAACGGAGGCTACGAGTATCAAGTACAAAAGATTGATAATGAAGATTGGTGTCACTACTCAGGGATGCCATCACCGAAAGCGTATGTAGCTGATCAGGACTTCTCATTGTTTAACGATAGTAGTTACAATGATGTGTTCAATACAGTAAACGAATTTTGGGCTGATGAAGATGCTCAAGATTCTAAATGGGGTAAATATAAAATATAAAGATATGAATAAGAGTGAAATGATAAACTTGCTGTATAGTATGAAGACAGACTTACAGTTCTTGAAGAGAGATCTACAATTTCGTAGAGATGGTAACAATGTGGAGCATGTACTTGAGAAGTACGAAGATGATGATTACAAGTTTGCTTATCAATCGGGTGCATTTCAAGCTATGGCTCAGATGGATAATGATGCATTCGATCAAGCAGTCAAAACCATAAATAGTATTCAATTAAAGATGGAGCAAGTATAATGAGGAAGCCTAAGCTTAAGCCTAGAGGCGGACGTACTGCATTCAATTGGTGGAGACGATTCAAGACGCATAAACCTTTATCAGCCAAGCATTCTTTGCTTGATAGAATAGAACATGGAGACTTTGAGTATCCAGATCAATTCCAACAAGCTCAGTGGGAACTAGATTGGGCTCAGGAAGAGTGTGATGTATTTGCATCTAACTATAAAGGTAAGGATGATCCAAAAACTGATACACTTTATATAGATATTGAACGTAAAGGTAGGAAGCGTTATAACAAGTTATTTGAGAGCGCAATGAATACAGAGCAAGCTAGATTGATGTTGCTCCGTGAGTCGCTTGCTAAACACTTCTACACAAGGAATGATGTCATCGATTATATAATGGAATCATTTACAGGCAACACTAAACAGCTATTTGAATATTGCAAGAAAAATGTTGCTAGTCTGGAAAAAAAGTCGTATAGTTAAATATAAAAGAATAAATATGAAAGATGTTAGATTAGGATATGCGTGCATTAATATGACGCTAAGGAGCCGACCTAAGAAGTTAGGTGGTAAAGTATTAACTGGACGTACATGTCGTATGTCTTCTTGGAAGCCTACTTGGGATCTTCAGAAGATATCTGATCTGGCATTAGCTAATGCTACTGATCTTATGCATATACTTCAATGGAATCGTGAGCACGGTATAGATATGTTCCGTTTAGGATCTGAGCTGTTTCCATGGCATGACCATTATGAGTTATCAGAGCTACCTGGATACTCAGTCATATCATCTAAACTAATGGAGGTTGGTAATTATGCTAGAGAAAATAATATTCGCCTAACTACTCATCCAGGTCCGTTTCATGTATTAGGATCTCCTACTCAAGCTGTGATTGATAAATCTATTATAGGACTAGAGCGACATTCTGAAACCTTCGATCTGATGGGTTACGATCCGTCATTCGATAATAAGATCAATATACATATTGGAGGTGCCTACGGTGGTCAATACGAAGCTACTGCAGAGAGATGGATAGGAGCTTGGAATAGATTATCTGATAACTGTAAGAAGCGTGTTGTGATAGAGAATGATGATAAGAGATCTCTATGGACCGTACAGATGTTATATGATTACTTTCATAAGGAGATCGGTATTCCTATTACATTTGACTACCACCACCACTCATTACATCCAGGAGAATTATCTGAGGAGGAAGCTCTTAAACTAGCAGCTACTACTTGGCCTGATGATGTTCGTCAATGTACTCACTACTCCGAATCTAGGCGTAGGGAAAAGCATAATACTTTAATAGAGTTGTGTGATAGAACTCCTGGTATGGACTTTGATAACTTGGAGGATTGGCCTACATTTGCAGGACTCAAGAAAGAGTGGAGTAAGACTAAAGAGCAAGCTCATTCAGATTATATTATAGATCCCATTAACACATACGGATTACCTATAGATATTGTTGTAGAAGCTAAAGCTAAGGAATTATGTATCCTTCAATACAAGAAAGAAGTTATGAACAATCGGAAAATAATCCATGAAAAAGTTGCATAATCGAAAAAAAAGGGGGATCTTTATCTTGTAAAGATAAAGAGATTAATAATTAATAAAAAATAAAAAATGGAAAATTTACACACACTATCGGTAGCAGAATTAAATGAGTTAAAGAAACAAGTTGTTCAGATGATTGATCTGAAAGGTGGAATAGACATTCTTCTTTCTGAAGGAGCTACATGTACAGTAGATCATAACAAGACTAGAGGATCTATAGGTATCATCAAGAAGATCAACAAAACAAAATGTAAGATTGATTTTGGTGCGAAAGGTATAATGAATGTACCAAAGAATATGATTGACTTAGTATAATGAATATGAATAAAACAAACAACGATATTTGGATCCCGGAATTAGATGGATGGGTTAGTACAGATGAATATATAGAATCAGTAACACAAACAATTCAAAGTGAAGCGCCTGCAATACATTCTAATAAATATCAGATGAAGTTTGCGGGTTGTTCAGATCAAGATGGTAATCGTTGGAGAGAGCCATATATTAAAGTAGATGGTAAACTAACTGCAGAGATTATAACAGACATACTCAATGATGTTGGTATTGATGCGTCGATCAATTGTTATGAGGATGATGATGGTTGGCCAGGACAGACTAGAAAATTGTGGTCTGTGAGGTTAGGAGTAAAAGTAAAAACAATAAATAATTAAATATGATAAAAACAGAAAAAAACAATTCAGTAAACCAAATGGTAAGTGTCCTTAAACAATTCGGACCAATGACAGAAAACGAAATTACTCAAACAGCATTTAGTTATGATAGGAATAATTCCTATGGTGAATCAAATAAAAAGTATGCTGATATGCTTCGTAGAGGCTTAAAGAAGGGAATTATTGATAGAGTAGAAGTTCCAGATAATGCAGTAAATCTAACTAGAATAAATACTAAACCAACTAGAGCTAAGTTTATTTACTTTGCCACTAAACCCGTTGAGATAGAATGCTCATTGGAACAAGATATGGCATGGGCTAACGAATCTGAAAATATACAATAGTGGAAAGGTGGACACATACATATAGTGAGATGGGATCACGTGACAAGAAGACTGGTAAGTTGAAGTACTACGATGTAGTTAGAACTTCTAACAATGGCTTCAGTTGCGAATGCCCAGCTGCTATGTTTAGAAGATTTCAAGAATGCAAACACGTAAAGAGATTAAAGGAAAAACTCGCAATAAACTAAGAAAGAAACACGTTCGGTTTGAGCATTATATAGATATGTTCAAGCCTAACAGTGGTGCTACTCGTCAACAGATGTGGTGGCCTATTCTAAAGCACAAGCTCATTCCTTATGAGTGTGGTGAGTGTGGTATAGGTACTGAATATAATAACAAGTTAATGATTCTCCAAATGGATCATATCGATGGCAATCCAGAAAACCACCACCTAGACAATCTACGATTGTTATGTCCTAACTGTCACACACAGACCGATACCTATTGCATTCGTGATGGGTTCCAAACTAGAACTAGAGAGTGGGATCCTAAACATTTAGAAGAAGCCTTCCTAGCCAATTGGAGCTTTGGAGGTGTCGCTAGATATCTTGAAAGAAAGCATGATATTAAGAGTGTAAATAAAAAATATCTTATGATAGAACAGATGAGGTATGGATTAAAGTTTGGAAAATAGTTATGAACAATTGGAAAAATAATTGGTTAAACTGTTGCATATATGAGATAAAGTCCGTATCTTTATCTTGTAAAGATAAAGAGATTAATAACGAATAAAAAATAACAATGGATAATTTTAATAAGTTGCAAGAGTTTGTAGATGAGTTGAATGCTACGAATAGTAAGAATGATAAGATCGAGATAATAAAGTCTCATAAGAATGATGAGTTTATTACTAAGGTGTTGCACTACACATACAATCCGTATTTCAAGTATAATATAACGAGCTCTAACTGTAAGAAGAATTCAGATATTTGTGATATGAATTTTATGAATGAAAGTATATTTGATTTACTAGATGACCTCAAAGATAGAACATATACTGGTCATGATGCTATTGCAATGGTGAATGGTTTCATAATATCACATCAAGAGCATGAGCAATTGATCTGGAACATCTTAGATAAGAATCTTAAAACTAGAACCGACTCTAGCATCAATAAAGCAATACCAGGATTAGTTCCTGAGTTCAAAGTTGCACTAGCACAACCTTATGATAAGCAAGCTAAGAAAGTTGATTTTGAAACGCAAAGTTGGTTTGCATCTAGAAAGTTAGATGGTGTAAGATGTTTAGCTATAGTAGATGCCAATTACAATGTATCTCTATTCTCAAGACAGGGCAATCAATTCGAGACATTAGAAAAAGTAGAGCATGATATAAAAGCTCTATGTCAACATAACAACACTCCTAGTGTAGTATTTGATGGAGAGATCTGTCTAATGGATGAGAATGGTGTTGAAGACTTTCAAGGTATAATGAAACAGATCAAGAAGAAAGATTATCAAATGGACAATCCAATGTTCAAGATATTCGATTGTATTAGACTGAATGATTTTCACTCTCAATCGGGAGTAGAAGATTTATCATCTAGAATAGAGTTGTGTGTACATTTATGTAACGAATACAATACGTGGGGATTGAATCACGTTACTGTTTTAGAACAATGGCCAGTAACTACAGATGCACACTTTCAGACATTATGTACGTTGGCTTCTAAGGAAGGTTGGGAAGGTCTTATGATTAGAGAGGATGTTCCTTATGAAGGCAAGAGAACAAATAGCTTATTAAAGGTTAAGAAGTTTCACGATGAGGAGTATACAGTTAACAATCTAATAATGGAAACGCATAGACTTATCGATAAAGTTACAGGATTGGAGACTGAAAGAGAAATGCTTGCTGCTGTAGAGATAGAGCACAAGGGTAATGTAGTAAAGGTGGGATCGGGATGGTCTCAAGAACAAAGAATACAATACAATGAAAATCCTAAAGACTTATTAGGTAAAACAATAACAGTACAATACTTTGAGGAAACTACTAATAAGGATGGAGAACATTCTTTAAGATTTCCAACTGTAAAGTTTGTATATGATAACGAAGGAAGAACAGTGTAATGATAGAATTTCTAAAACACGCCACAGGGCTATGTGGAGAGCCACACCCAAGTTTATTAACATTATTATATGGTACACCAGTACTAGGATATATAATGTATAAAGTAAAAAATAAATTCAAAAGAAAATAACATGATAGACACGATAGCAGTAATATTTGGAATGACATTTGTAGGAGTAATACTTATATGTTTGGTATGGACCATACTAGGCTACATCACAGAAGCATATGCTCCGAATAACAAACTAGAAGAAAATATTAGAAAATTTGATAAGAAGTCAAGATGATTAAAGCAATAAGAATACTAGAAGTTCCACTACTACTATTGACGATAGCGTTTGGCTGTATGCAAGAGGATGCTATTACCACTGCAGTATTCCTTATAGTCATATCAATAATCAGATTAATAGTAAACGTAATAACTGATAGCTCAATATATAAAAGATAAAATTTTGAAATTAAATGCACTAACTGTTGACTTTCTGGAAAATATTTAGTATATTAAAGATAACTAAAGTATATCACTTTAGTAGTAATAATAAAAACAAACAACATGGCTTATAAACAACCGATAGATTATTCAGCTAAACAATTAAAATTTAAAAAGCTTCAAAAGAAGGTAAGAAGAATTAGTCCTAAGGCAACATCCCATTCGAATACAAATGGTACGTATACTGTATTAGATAAAAATAATAGATCAGTAATCCGTGAAGAACATCTAATGCCTCCAGCTAGTACTGTATTTCAAGCTTGGGAGCAAGCTGCAGTCTGTGTACATGCAGATAAGGTTATATCTGGTAACGGTAAGGCATTCAAAGCAAACAAAAAGGCAAGGGAACTATCTGCAGCAATGGAGAATTTCTTTGGCGACGAAAACGTCTATGAGGACGATATATTTAATAATTAATTTTTAACTAAGACCGGCTTGCAGCCCAACTGCTAAATTAAAATGAAAAAATTTGATAAATTTTCAAGAAGTAAACCGACTATCCACAATCAGAATAAACCATTCAATAAAAAGAAGTATGGACCTACATGGGATCATATTAGATATGAGTTGAAGACTGGAGAGGTTGTTGTTCCGGATGGAGCCAATCAAGCTTTAATGGCAACTCTGTACTTAGGTAAGTGTGGACATATCGACTTAACGTATACAGAGTTATCTAGAATCATAGAGACTTGTCAAGATGCGCAGCATGCATCTCGTATTAGTCAGCGGTTAGGAGGAGTGGAAACTCCCATGGCTACAAACAAAGGTCTGAGCACAAGGAGAATGAACTAATGGAAACAGTATTAACAATTGTAGTGGGTGCGCTAATAGGCGCAGCTGCTACATATTTATTAACGAAAAGATCAGCATCTGATATTAAAGGATTGCTATACGATCAACAATTGGTAAATAAATTTTTAAAAGAGTATTTGAATAAATCAAATAAACCTAATAATGGCAAAAGGAAATTTTATAAAAACAAGCGTTCACAAAAAACTGGAACAGCTGGGCACAAGTCTAATCAACCAAGCAAATAGTAGCAAAGCTTTGGAGGATATAGGTAACACGAAAGATGTGACATCATTGCGAAATGCAATAAACAATATATTCGATGAAGCGGGAGCAGGAGAGTATAACGCTACACGTCTCAATGATGTTTTATCTAAAGGAAAAAATTTACTATCCTTGATTAGAAGCAATCATTACTCGGTTAAAGATTCTACCAACTTCGATATAGAAGCTATAGAGCAGGACCTTGGTGATGCTCAAGATATTATTTTCAGAATTGAAAGCATTAAGATGGTAAGTGTAGATCAGTTGAAGGAAATGAATGCATTGCATAGCAAGCATGTTAAAATACAAAAACTTGTAAAAGAATAAACATGACAAATTATAATATGAGATATACAGCTAACCGTGATAGAGTATCAGCGTTAGAGTATTTAAAGCAACTTATACAAAAAAATCCAAATGCTAGAATATTAGACATAGGTGGAAATCACAATACGTGGGCAAGTCAATATGCAACCCATTATGTAGATTTATTTGAAGTAGCTGGAGCGAAGACATTTATAGGTAATATGAATATGTATCACGTATGGCAGGATGTTTATAAAGATGTTGAAGAGAATGGAAAATTTGACTTTTGTGTATGTACACATACGTTAGAGGATGTTTGTAATCCTCAGATGCCATTATACTTTATGCCAATCATTGCGCATGAAGGATATATAGCTACTCCATCTAAGTATGCAGAGTTGACAACTAACATATATGCATTCAAAGGATCACTCCACCATAGATGGATATTCAACAACCAAGACGGTCAATGTGTAATATATCCAAAAGTCAGTTACATCGAACGTGAACAAAAGTTTGATAGAATCTGCTACCCTACTTGGGATGCAATGCTAGCTGATAAGGTTGAGGAGTTGCAGTTCTTTTGGAAAGAATCCATAGATTATAGATTTATGAACAATGACTATATGGGCCCATCTGATGCAGCTGTGTTTAGATATTATGATGGATTGTTAAACGATGAAGTTAAGATTTGATATTTATATGCAGACAATGAATAGTAACTACGATATAAACGATCCGGATAACAATGATTTAATAGTACATGAATCAATGGATAACGTGTATAGTATAATAACAAAGCAGGATACATATCATACCATCTCAGAGCGTAAAGGTAGAGTATTAATGTTATTCAATCCCTTTGATAAACGTCCTGATGTGGATGAGCTTATTGACACGCTTATTGAATACTATGCATTACCAGACATTGAGATGTATGAGAGATGTGCTGAGCTTGTAAAGCTAAAGCAATCAGATAAGAAGTTTTCTGTTGAAGACATATTTGAATCTGATATAGAGTTTGATCCTGACTGGGATATTGAAGATAATGACCGCTAGTACTTTTATTAGCTGCTCTTTTGGACGAGGGTTCGAAACCCTCCACCTCCACTAAACAATTTACATTATGGGGGTGACTGGCTTTGACAGGGAGATAAGGATAAGAGGAAGGTCAACGCGTAACTGGCGAACAAGTTGAAATGGCGATGGCGGCTTAGGCACCCTGACCCCCCGGCCTAAAAGGGTATGGTCGTCAAATAACCTGGTTGGGTGGAGGTACTAATAAAAAAGGAATGATAGACATGGCAGCTAAAAAGTGGACAATAGAGGATGTACTCGATCCCGATTCTGACTTCTGGATATTTGAAGAAGAAGAAATTTGGGATTGGTTAGACCGTATACCAAATGAGCGCCAAGACCAAGCATTTAAAAATATAGAAGAATGGATCGCAGATGGAGATATCAAACTAGAAGAACCATTTGATACGAAACCGCTCAAGGATCAATTTGAATCCAACCTCAACAACTTGCAGGACACTAAACGTCTGCAGAGTATGATTCAATCTGATATGATTAATGTTACTATGGTAAATAATATGGTTGCACTATCAGCTAAGAATCTACCAAAGCTCAAAGAGATGAAGGATCTAATGGAGAGCCACGGAAACAAATTTGTCGAGTACAGATTTAGATTAAATAAAAATGAAGAAAAGGTACATACGTACATATTTATTATTGAAGGCAACTAATACAGTAGGTTGGGTGTCTTAACATAAAATCATTTAAGGAGATTAATATGACAACATTCTTTCAAGAAAGGTTCTATCCAACGGACCTATTATTCAGAAATTTTTTCGACGGAGAAGCTTCATTTAGAGGCTTACAAGATAACAAACCAAGCTATCCAGTAGATATATATCTACAAGAGGATAATTTATGTTTTGATATTGCATGCGTCGGGTTGGAAAAAAGTGATATAGATGTCACAGTAGAAGGCAGTACATTATTGATTGCCTATACAAAACCAAGTGTAGAATCAAACCCATCAGATGTTAAAGCACCGGACTATATCCATAAAGGTATAGCTCGAAGAAGCTTTGATATGGGATGGAAAGTAAGTCCGAAGTTCGATCTTACAAATATAAACGCAACAATGGCTAACGGATTATTGAAAGTGGTAGTACCAGTTTCAGAGGAAAGTAAGCCAAAATTAGTTACAATTAAGTAAAATATGATACCCAACCTACTGGAGTTATATGGAATAGAGTAGCAATGCTCTATTCTTTTTTTACAAACACACATATGTATAATATATGAATATAAGTTATAAAAGAGAAAAACTATGAAGTATAAACAAGAAGTACAAGAAAAACTGAATCAAGCAGATCAATTATTATTCACTATTCTAGAAGGCATGCGCGATAAAAAAATTACTGTTGAACTAGCCGTTGATAAAATGAGACAAGCAAGGCAATTGGTAAAGGAATGTGAAGCTAGGGTTCAAATAAATTACGATAGCTAATAATGAAAAAAAGACTTTTTCCATTTACAATAGGACTAGCTGCATTGGCCGTCTCTGGCTCTGCTGCATTCTATTCTGTATTTGGTTTAAGTAAATTGTTCGCAGGAGCTAGCCTACAAGTAATTATAATGGCTGGTTCATTAGAATTTGCTAAACTGGTTACTGCATCCCTACTATATCAGTACTGGGACTCTATCAATAAATTTTTAAGAACATACCTATCAATAGCTGTATTTATTTTAATGGTAATTACCTCCGGCGGTATATACGGATTCTTATCTGGTGCATATCAAGAGACAGCAACCAAATCAGAATTTCTAGATAAGTCATTAGCTGTATTGGAAATCAAACAAACCAGATTTGAAGAAAGTAAGTCTGATGCTAAGATAGAAAAGACACAGTTAACTAAATCAATATCAGATTTAAGAATTGCACTTTCTAATCCAGCTCAGGTACAATATATAGATAAAGAATCAGGACAGCTAATTACAACAACATCTAGTTCTTCCAGAAGAGCATTGCAATCTGAATTAAATAAAACGATAGAAGATAGAAATAACCTTAATCTAAAGTTAGAGGTAATACAAGATTCTATTATGTCGTTAGATACTCGATTGTTAGATTTAGCTATTTCAAATGAAGATGAGAGAGAGCTGGGCCCATTAAAATACCTAGCAGAAACAACGGGTAAGGATATGGGACAAGTTGTTAATTGGTTTTTACTATTGATAGTATTTGTTTTTGATCCATTAGCAATTGCAATGGTGGTCGCAGCTAATTTTGCTTTTGCACAAATCAAACCTAAAGAAGAAATAAAAATGTCAGTACCTGATGGAATGGAATTTAATAAACCATATCCCATACCACTACCGCCTTCACCACCACTAGAAGAATTTGATAACATTCCAGAGGAGACAAAGAATAAAGAAGATCAGTTAATGTTAGAAGCAGAAAAGCGAATGAACATAATAGGACAAAATGGAAATGATGGACTCCATTATGAGGAACAAGAAAATAATTTATATGGTGATAAGGCAACAGATAATGCTAGACGACAAGCTGGATGGTATCAATTTCCCAACGGACATTGGAGAGATTCAGAAGGAGACGAGCATCCGCCATTAGGTTTATAGAAAAAAAGTTGGTTGTTTGAAAAAAATTATGTATATTTAATTAAAGTTACAGATGAAGAAAACAGAAGACATAGAATACGACGTACAACACGTAGATGGTGTTAGACACATGGAGTGTAGAGATTGTGGACAATATGTTCCAACAGCAGAAGGAACATCAGCTACCACATGTCACGAGTGCGTCAGAGAAAATTATGAGAAGGAGTTTCCTTTTACTCCAACAAAAAGTTATAAAGGATCTGGGAAGCCAAGAGGGTGGGCTTTCATGAAGGAATTCGTTGATAAAGATGGTAACGTATTTCATAAAGGTAAAGAGCAACCAAAACTAAAAGGAACGCTTAAACCAACACCACCGAAGCCGAAGTCGGCAAAACCAAAACTCTCAAAGATACAAAAAGCTAACCTCAAGCGTCAAGCTATGATCACATATCATAAGCTAAAGAAGTCTCTAAACAAAGCTAAAACAAAAAAGGCTGCAAGAGAAATTCAGAGGGAAATCAGAAAGCTGGAAAAAATAATCAAGTAAATCGTTGCGTAATCCAAATAAATGTTGTATATTTAAGTATAAATATAAAAGCGGATAACTATGACTAAAAAAAGAATATATATTGATATGGACGGCGTCTTAGCTAACTTTCAAAAAGAAGCTGATAAGATTCCAGAGGTAGGACACCCAGACGAAGTATTAGATTTCTCAACATTTGAAGTGATGCCAGGTGCCACGGAAGCGGTGGAAGCATTATGGGAGGCAGGTTATGATTTATTCATTGCAACTACTCCACCATGGGACAATCCAGATTCTTGGGGACAGAAGAGAAACTGGATAGCAGAACACTTTCCATCTCTCAAAAGAAAAATGTTCTTAACACACCGTAAGGATTTATTGATAGGAGATATTCTAATTGATGATACAACTCGTAGAGGTCAAACAGAATTCCAAGGTGAATTTATACACTTTGCAACTGACAAATTTCCAACTTGGAAAGAGGTCGTGAATCATTTAACTGAGGATACTCAGATTTCATTATTTGATGATCCACAATACATATATGAAAGAAACCCAGACACTAACGTTATTAGAAAAAGAATAGCTGGTGACTATAGCAATGAGGTTGAGATAACAAATGGATAAGATTGAATACACTAGAGGCACATATTCTAAGGAAGCTCAGAAAGTAGTTTTAGAAGTTAGAGAAGATTTAGATATACACGAATTCAAAACAATGTGCAGAAGATTAGCTGCATCGTTAGGATATAACTCGGAAAGTATTAATGAAGCTTTTGGAGATATAACACCTAAAGCAGATGCTATTAAAAAAATATTAAAAGGATAATATATGTCAATATATGAAGACAAGGTGGCCCCAATTAAACCGGTAGAAGATAATCAACCAAACGCTAAAGATATATTCAATGAGATAACATATCAGTTTGATATAACCGATAGTGTTGTATATTTAGTTGGAGAGATAGACGGATTTACGTTATTAGATATGATGACACGTATTCGAACAATCCTAAAAAATAGAGCAGATGAAGATGCGCAACCAATTAATATGATTATAAATTCGGAAGGGGGATGTGTATATGAAATGTTAGCAATAGTTGATTATATGAATTCACTACCAGTACCTGTAAACACAATCTGTAGAGGTAAAGCCTTTTCAGCAGCTGCATTAATATTAGCTAGTGGGACTGGTACAAGATACGCTAGCAAGCACTCATCGATAATGTTCCATCAATCATCAGCATGGTTACAAGGAAAACAGTCAGATATAAAAGCTAGCATTCATCATGTATCTGAAATAGATAAAACGTCTAATGTATTATTGAGTGATAAGACTACACTATCTGCAGAAGAATGGGAGCAAGCTCAACGGACTGACTATTGGTTATCATCTCAACAAGCACTCGATATAAAAGTTATTGACCAAATAATATAATTATGAAAAAGGAAAAAATTTATACCTACGACCAAGTGGCAGGAGTATTGATGACGATAAGCGTTGCAATGCTATTTCTAGCATGGACGTGGAGTATGGAAAATCAAATAGAAAGGCTAGAGCATAAACTGGAACATACTACGGATAGTTTAAATACTGCAATTGATAGTTTAATACATGAGATAGATACGCTAACATGGGAAACTCAAATATGGGATTTCAATCTATCTCAGAATACAACTCATTTATTATCAGCTATCATCTATGTCGAAAGTAGCAATAATGACTCCGCGTATGCAGCTAGTGAAGATGCAGTCGGTTGTTTACAAATTAGAAAATGCATGGTTAAAGATGTTAATAGAATATTAAAAAGACAAAAATCAGACTCAAGATTTACATACGATGATAGATGGTCAAGAAGTAAGTCAATTAAAATGTTTGATATTTACTGTAAGCATTACGGACTAACTACAGCAGAAGAAATAGCAAGATGTTGGAATGGAGGACCAAGAGGAATGGATAATAATATGACAGTAGGTTATTGGAAAAAAGTAAAATCAAAAATAGATAGTTAAATATGACAGCAGAACAAATAGCAGAAAATTGGGAACGTTTACTTCAATGTATTGATACAGAAATAAGCGGAGACCGTAAAAAGAAACTAACAGAATTCTATACTCACTATGAGGATAGAATAAGTATGATGCCGGCATCCAGCTTCGAGCATTTTCATAATTGCTTTCCAGGAGGATATGTAGATCACATTCTACGAGTAGTGGAATGTGCTGTAGAGTTATATGAAGTGTGGAATCGTATGGGAGCAAACTCTGAAGATTATACTCGAGAAGAGTTAGTATTCGCAGCAATCAATCACGACCTAGGAAAGATAGGAACTGAAGAAGGACCACAGTACTTGCCTAATCCAAGTGAGTGGCACAGAAAGAATCAAGGAAAGATTTATACAAACAATCCAGAGATACCTTTCATGATGGTACCAGATAGAACATTATTCTTATTACAAGAATGGAGCATCCCAGTATCGTATAACGAGTATGTAGGTATCAAGACACATGATGGGGTATATGACGATTCAAACAAACCTTACTTCAAGGCAAGTGGGAAGGATTCTAAATTACAATCACACATGCCAATACTTTTACATCATGCGGACCACATGGCCTCTCGTATAGAGTATGAGAAGTGGGTGGCACAAAACGGTTCCAAACCCGCTACCCCAACTCGCGCTACAAAATCCCGCGCGCTCTCCACTGACACCTCCGAATCTGCCAAGGATGCATTCAAGAGTTTGTTTGGAGAAGATTCGTGATCACTGCAATAATAATATTATCTGTATTACTCGTAGCAAGTTGTTTTATTATATATAACTTACTACATAAGGTGGAACGACATGAAGATTTCTCAAGCCAATTGTCTAAATGGGTAGATGGTTTAAATCAAATAGCATCCAACATAGTTAAAAAAATAGATATAATTGATGAGAAAGGAATCTTCAAATCAGATGATTATGTCGGTGACATGTATAAACAAATAAATCAACTAGTAAAAGAATTAGACACTATAATAATTAAAGATGGAACAAAAGATGGAAATGACACAAACGCTTAGCCCAGTACAACAATTTTATATTGACTACGCAAATAAAGTTCAAAAGGAAGAAGAACATAAGGCATGGCTGGCATCGCTGACTCCTAAAGAACGTAAGGAGCTGAAAAAGAAACGTGGTCGCCCTAGAACTAAGAAATATTACTTCGATCAAAATGTTGAAGATGCAATTATTGCATACACAGCTGAAGAACACCAACACCTCCGTGATAAGGTATATAAAGATCATATATATAAAGCATTTGATAAACTTGCTGAAAATATAATACACACATTCAAGTTTTATTACATGGATGGAAATCATAGTGATGTTAAGCATGAAGTAGTTGCATTCCTAATAGAGAAGATGCCTAAGTTTACTAAAGGCAAAGGAAAGGCCTTTTCATATTTTTCAATAGTAGCTAAGAACTACCTCATCATAAACAATAATAAGCAGTATGCAAGAATGAAGAAGAAGGCAGCTGTTATTACAATCGATACGGATAGAAATGTCGCAAATGAGATCTTCAGAGAAGATCGTATAGTAGAGATAAAAGATTTCTTCGATGAGTTTATTGAATATTGGGAAGTATATCTATTTAAGAAATTTTCGAAAACGAGAGATAGGCAGATAGCAGATGCTCTTCTTGAGTTATTTAGAATACGAGAAAATATAGAGAATTTTAATAAGAAAGCATTGTATATAATGATACGTGAAATGACTGGTGTTAAAACTCTATACATAACTAAAGTAGTAAATACAATCAAACGAAGTTATCAAGTCATGTATCCGTTATATAAAAAATATGGATCAATATCTAAGATACCATCAGAACACCTCAGATAATCTAACTAGCTCCATATTTATTATCAGGAATTAGGAGTTTACAATATGAATTTTGAAGATCAGGAATTATTTAAAGGTAAGTCGTTCTCATCCTTATTAAAGGATATATACACTACCACTAAAAATAAAGAAAAACAAATCAATATACTAATTAGTGAATTAAAACCACTAGTTAAGAATATTGGTGATGCTACTATTATAGTACCTCTAATCAAAGAGTACTTGGAAGTTGGTGTTAAGAATGATGAGCATCTAGTCAAGATGGCAGCGGTAGTTCAGCGAGCAATGACTCGTGTAGAAGCTTCCGGAGGAGATTTGATATTGTCTGATGATGAAAAGCAGCAACTATTAGATACGATGAACGACATGGAAGATCCGGTTCAACAAAGCAAACTTGATGTCGTAAAGTCGAAAGTGAGTAAATAACATGACGGGCTATTATGGACAATTTGAAAGTAATGATAATGCTACTACAAGTGGAATTCACTCTATACCACCTGCAGAAGGACCTGACTCAGTAATGCAATTAGCTTTAGTAGTTAAGGTAGTAACAACTCCAACAAAAACCCATTCAGCAGGAACGATACAATTCAGACCATTACAAGATGGTAGTGTAATTGATGCACCCAATAAACACCTACAATACGCAAGACCTGTAAATCAATTATTTGTTACTGTCCCAGTTATAGGTGAATATGTTTATATAATCAATGGTCCGCACGGTACGAGCAATAGACCTGACCAGTTAGGAAAGGATGTGTGTCGACATTTCTATATGACTCCAATTTCTATTCGAGGAGATATAAATCATAATGTAAGTAGTGATAATTGGAATGTACTACTATCACATTCCCCAATGGAAGGTGACGCTGAAAACTATGAATCTAATTCAGACACACCACCACCCGATACTGATGAAGATATAAGAAAAAGTCTCGGTAACGATTTCCATCGTAATTCAACGTACGAAGAAGGAGTTGAATCTACATTGGTAATGTCTCCTACAATATTTGAAGGTGATGTATTGTTAAATGGAAGATTTGGTCAATCCATTAGAATGTCTACAACTATATCAGAAGGTGCAAGTGAAACATGGAGAGGAACAGCTAATCTAGAATTAGATCCACCATACTTAAAACCAATAACTATTATTAGAAATGGCTTACCAGAGGGAACTGAAGATAGGTATGTAGATAATCTAGAAACGGACCCATCAGCAATTTATTTAACAAATGGCCAATTCATACCAGAACTGAAAAATCTAACACCGTTTGGTAATTCTAGAGGTATGGATATAGGCGAATTATTTGAACATGGTAACCTAGGTGCAGGTGTCAATCAATGTATAATCAGAGCGGATCGAATTATGTCTATAGCACGTAGAGAAATATACGCTTGGAGTGAGCTCGGTATATCATTAGCAACAAGAGGTACAGTTTCGATAGATGCAGGACCACTATGCATTATTGATGGCTCTCAAATTAATCTAGGTACAGGAGCTGGAAGTAACACCGATGATAGAGATCTTACTTATGCGGTAAGAGGAGAACAACTGCAAAGAGTGCTATTGGAAATAATAAATGCATTCTCAACAACAACCGTAGTAGCAGGTGGTGTCACTGGTAATCTGATCCCACTACCATCACTAAGCCAGATGTATTCAGATATAGTAGATGGACAAGAAACGGGATTATTTAGCAAAAAAGTTTTCTTAGAGTAGACAATGGCACTATCCTATAGAGAAGGCGGACTTCCCCAATTCAGACCACCACCGTGTATGGCCACTCCACCTATCCCACCCGTAATGAATCCAATGGTTAAGTTAGAACAACTAACAATCAAGCTTGCGATCAAGAAGGCTCAGATATTAGCTGGTCTTGAACAAAAGAAGCAAGAGGTCATTGCGAAAGCAAAATTAGAAATACAAAATGCAATTAAGAATGCATTGGGAATTCTTAAGAATCCACTCGAAGAACCAATCAAGATCAAAAAAGAACAACTGAAGCGTGCAAAAGCAAAGTTGGATAAAATTATAGCTAAAAAAGAAGAGCTGGAAAGAAAGATTCAAAAATTAGTCGATCTGTATGAGAAGTATAAAAATCTAGACGAAGTTCTATATGCAGAAGCAATGAAACTTATACAAGAGCAAATCGCAAAATATAAAATTAAGATAGAAGAAGAGCTAGCAGAGCTGAAGGCAAAAGCAAAAGAAAGAATAGATGCTGAGAAGAAACGATTAATGGCCAAGCTAGAGATTGAAGAAAAGAAAAGAAAGATTGATGAGTATAAGAAGAAGATAGATAATGTAAAGAAAGAATATAAAAAGATTCAGGAAACAGTTCAAGAGATTAAAGAGATAGCAGAAAAGATACAGTATATAATAGAGCACGCAGACGAAGAAGCTATGAAATTTGTAATAGAAAAGTCAAAGCCAATCTTGGAGGAAAAGAAAAAAAAGTTGGAAGCAAAGCTTGAACCTCATAAGAAACGTCTTGATGAAAAGATGAAAAAGATAAAAGCTAAGATAGCTGAAATAACAGCTGGAATACCAAATATTCCAGGTGCACTTAGATATCAAATGTTTAGCATGGGAGTCACTCTGTATTGGACAGGAGCAATAATAAATCCGGGTCCAGGAGCTCCTAATGGAATTATAGTATTAAATCCAGGTTCTCCAATTATGACATTCAATCCAACATTTGATCTTAAAACTCAAGGAACCGATCCTGCAGAACCTATTAGACAATTAATTCCAATGTTGAAAGGACATCTAGCAACGGTAAGTGGATTGTATCTATTGCCAACTGGAACACCACCATTTACACCTCTGCCTTGGGTGGGTTACGGATCTACCATTGAGTGGGAATCGACATTTGTACAGCCAGTAGCTATGGGATTAAAAAATGGAGTAGATAGTTTAGGAAATTTATTAGCTGACAACTATGATAGAGCTATAAAGACAGGATTTCCAAATGCTCCTGCGATACCAATTCCTTTCACATCAGGAGTAGCTCAAAAAATAAAATCTATGACTATGATAGCTGATCTTGATGGAATAAAGGATATGTTAATGGCAATGGCGTATGAAATTCCGATAGTACCAATAAAGCGTGAGATGGATAAACTTATTAAGAAAAAGAAGGAGCTTGAGGAGCGGATCGTCAAGCCTATACTAATAGAAAAGGAAAAAATAGAAGCAGAAATAGCTAAATTAAAAAAATACCAAATAAAGGTAGAAGAATATATGGAGTGCATGAAGGAATATGCGTTATGGGCCCAAGAACAGCAAGCTGCTGTAGCATACTACTCCGACCCATCAAATGTATTAGCGGGAGCTATAGATGGAGTAGGTAATCTTGCCAATGAAGCAGGAGACTTAGGCAGTATCCCAAGCTAGAAACTTAATGTAACATATATTTATATCCAGGAGATACTAAATGAAAAAATCAGAATTAATTCAAACAATTAAGGAAGCATTGATTCCAGAAATTGAAAAAATCGTAACGAAACGTGTAAACATCGCAACTGCGCAGATTATCAGAGAGAATAGAAAATCTGCAAAGCCCGCGATTCAAAAAACTGAAACATCTTTGTCAAGTTTAATGAGTGAAAAGTCTGAACCTAATTCTTATGAAGTACGGGGAGAAAAAAGTTATACTAAGCAAACATTCGTTAAAGGTAATGATGTGTTGAATGATATGCTGAATGAAACAGCTCAACAAGCTCAAGAGTATAAAACGATGGGAGGTGGTGAGTATACATCAGATATGGCTAAAAACTTCAGAGCAGCAAATCCAATGGATGCTTTCGGAGGTGGTAAGCCAACAGCTGATCAAATGATCCCAGACGATCGTAGAGGTAGAGATATACCAGATGCATTGGCTACTGCATTAACAAAAGATTATTCATCATTGGTGAAATCAGATTCATTCAATAAAAGAAAAAAATAAGAGTACGGTAGATGCCAAATTACTTGGATCCATTAACAGCAGCAGAACTGCAAGCTAATCAAGAGCAGGCAGGACTAGCTAATTATGCAGCAGGATTTATTCCTAAGTTCATAGCTCCTATTGATATGGACCCAAATATATCCATAGGATTTACGTTACCATTTGGTACGACTCAGACTGGACCTAGCTTTAATGCAAGCTTCACAACAATAGAAGCGGTACGACATAATTTAGCAAATCTACTACTAACTACAAGAGGTGAGCGGTTATCAAATCCAAGCTTTGGTTCAAATCTAAAATTTATATTATTCGAACCAAATGACGATAATGTTATAGCACTAATACGAGCAGCAGTAAATGAGGCAGTTAAAGAGCACATGTCGTATATAGATATATTGGATATAGATGTAGATAGATATGATAACGGAACATCACTATCTGCAACTTTAAATGTAACAATAACATTCTCCATAAACGATGGTGCGGATCAAGCGGCTATAGGAATACCTCTAGTGCTAGCAGACTTCGATGGAGGAATGGGAGGAACGTCTCAACAGAATATGGACTTAGCGGCGAATAGTCTTTCGTCAGCAGGAGGAGGATACTAATGCCAACAGAAAATGTAAAACGTGAAATAAGATATTTAAGCAAAGACTTTGCTGGGTTTCGTGATGCACTAGTGCAACACGCCAAGACTTATTTTCCATCTACCTACAACGACTTTAGTGATGCATCATTAGGTATGATGCTAATAGAAATGTCAGCTTACGTTGGCGACGTTCTATCATACTACATGGACGACCAGATTAAAGAAACAATGCTATCACACGCAACACAACGAGATAATGTAGTTGCAATGGCACAAGCTCTGGGATATAGACCCAAACCATCAGTACCAGCCATAGCTAAATTAAAACTATACCAATTGATTCCGGCTAAAGATTCTAATGATGAACCAGACTTCAGATACGCTTTAAATATAAAAGAAGGCATGACGGTTAAATCATCCGCTGGAAAGACTGAATTTAGAACCAACGACTCAGTTGACTTTGCAGCATCTAGTTCTCAAAATCCAACTGAAATATCTGTATACTCATCTGATGATGCTACAAATAAACCAACATATTATTTGGTAAAGAAAGATGTGTTCGCAACATCGGGAAAAGTAAAGAGTCATTCTGTTACCGTTGGAAATCCATCACAATTCTTTAAAATTAAACTACCTGACAATAATATCATTCGAATAATAAAAGTCGTAGATTCAAACGGAAACACGTGGTCGGAAGTTCCATATCTAGCCCAAGATGTAAAGTTTGAAGATATAAGAAATGACGCTGCTAATGATAGTCGTCTATCACAATATAGTGATGAGTCTCCATATCTACTTAAACTAAAACGGATACCAAAACGATTTACAACCAAGATAACATCTAAAAATCTAATGGAGCTGCAATTCGGATCGGGTATATCAACACAAGCTGATGAAGAATTAATACCAAATCCAGATAATATTGGTATTCAAACTAAGGATGGTAGACAATCATTAGATGCGGGATTCGATCCAAGCAACTTTATGTATACTAAAGCATATGGAGAAGCGCCAGCCAACGTCAGCTTAACAGTAACTTATATGATAGGTGATGGATTACAATCCAATGTATCTGCTGGCACACTGACAAAGATTCAAACAATATCATATACGGAAAATGCTGTAGCACAGCAAGATCTGTCATCTGCAGTATTGGCTTCGGCAAGGAACTCGGTAGCAGCCACGAATGAAGACCCAGCTCAAGGAGGTCGTTCATTTGAAACTACAGAAGAAATTAGACAAAATGCTATGGCAGCATATGGATCTCAAATGAGAGCTGTAACACGAGAAGATTATATTGGGAGATTGTATTCAATGCCATCACAATATGGTAGTGTAGCCAAAGCATACATAGTACAAGATTTTCAATTGAATGCATATACTAACGAAGAAGAATCAAATCCTCTAGCATTATGTCTCTACACTTTGAGCTATAACAAAAGCAAGAAACTAACCACTACTGGTGAAGCAACTAAGGAAAATATTAAAACATATTTGTCTCAGTATAGACTAATGACTGATGCAATAAATATAAAAAATGGCCATGTTATTAATATTGGAATTAACTTTGAAGTAATAGTAATCCCAAGCTTCAATAGCAACGAAGTTTTATTAAAGTGTATAAACGGGTTAAAGGGAAAATTCTCAACTGATAGAATGCAGTTTAACGAACCAATATTAATAAGTGAGATATACTCACAACTATCATCAGTGGAAGGTGTACAATCGGTTACCAATGTTGCACTTGTAAATAAAGTAGGAGGAGATTATTCTTCAAACGCATATGATATCGAAGGTGCAACTATAAACAAAGTACTCTACCCAGCTGTCGATCCATCAATATTTGAAATCAAATATCCAGATGTAGATATCGTGGGAAGACTAGCAACCTATTAGGAGACTGTAAATGATATATTTTTATTATCCAACAAAGGATACAACCATATATGAAGAGGATACTAGTAAGAATACTGGTAAGGATGAGATAATCGAGCTTACTAAGATAACATCTGGTTCGACAAGGCGAGAAGATAATTTAGCTGTATATGGTAATACATTCAACACTAGAATCTTATTACAATTTGATTATGCAAATTTGTCTGCATCTATTGTTGGTGGAACAATACCAACATTTAGCACTTCGTCTACAACCAACTCAGCTGCCTTTATGAAGCTTCACGTATCAAGAGAAGAAGCAATCACAGACTCAGAAACTATTGAAATGCAACCACTGAGTATGAGTTCTGATTTGAATTGGACTGAAGGAAAGGGTAGAGATAAAAGTATAAACGAATCCGGACTTGCGATCGCAGAAGGGGGAGCGTCGTGGACTCACTCTCGACTAGAATCAAATACGGTTTGGGATACAACGCGATATAGTCCAGCTGTAAACGCTAAAAACAATTGGGCAACAAATTCAGGTGGTGGTACGTGGCATAGAAATGATGCATATTCAGGCTCGCAAGATTTGACAACCACATCTGGTGATATATCCATAGACATAACAAATGGAATAGGACATCATTTAGATGGGACTCTAGCTAACAAAGGATGGGTAGTAAAAAGAACAGATGCTAATGAAACTAATAATAGCCGTTATGGATCGCATAAATATTTTTCAATAGATACTCATACAATATATGCTCCTAAATTAGAAATAAAGTGGGATGATTCAACAATTGAAGGAACTGGATCATCTACAACTCTATCAGCTGATGACATATTAGTATATCCAAAGAATAATAAAGGAGAATACAAAAAAGATTCGAGAGAGCGAATTAGAGTTTCAAGCAGAGAAAAATATCCAACGAAGACTTACGCAACATCGTCAGACTATTCCACTACAAATTATCTACCAGCAACTTCGTATTGGGGAATTAAAGATTTACAAACAGAAGAACATGTTATAGATTTTGATACTAACTATACAAAGCTGAGTTGTGATGCAAACGGGAATTACTTTGACTTCTGGATGGATGGATTACAACCCGAAAGATATTATAAATTTATATTCAGAGTAGACCGTGGAACTAGAAAGCAGTTCTTTGATGAAGATTTTGCATTTAAGATAGTGAGATAGGAATATGGTAAAAGTAGCAGGCGGATATAGTGTTGGTGATGATATAAAAATGGACAACAAACAATCCATGAAATCATACGTTAACTTCAGCAGGCTTGGAGAAGATATGCTTTCTGAATCGGATTATACTCCAGAAGAAGATTATGTATACAAACCAGTATCTGAAACAGATCCTTGGTTCACTAAGGATTACATTACTGTACACCATACATCCGGAGGAGAATTTTTCATACAACGAAAGGATGGTACAGAACCAAACAATATGGCACAAACATATGCCGGACCATATTTTGTATGGAAACGGGATCCAGAATATAGCTCAGGGCGACGAACTAACTATGGTATTGAAGGAGAGGCTGTAATAGGTAAATCATATTATGGGAAGCATGGATATGGTAAGCCAAAAAATCAAGGACTACGATCTAATAGGATATTAGAGGGACTCACAACTATACTAAGACAGCCATTAGGTGGCGAGTCTTTCTTCGTTAGTGATGCTCCAGATCCAGAACCGTCTCCACAGCCAAAGAATAGATATGAGATTGAAGAGGCTAGAAAAAAGGGCATCCATTTAGACAAAGTAGCCCAAAAGTCAGTCAACCTACCATCAGCTATAAAGATAAATAATATTAGTGAGCATAAATACATACACACTACGGATTTGATATCACTATCTCCTGGAATAGAAATCCTAAAACAGCCAAATACAAATATAAATGCTCTTGCTCCATCGAACAAGAAGTTTGGTATGAAAGGAAGAGCTCCAATAATAACAGATCAACCAAATACAAAAATAGACTTTAACAATAGACCGATAGGTGGATAGTCATGGCGAATACAGACAATAATACAGCTGCAATAATAGATCAGTCTAATAGAAGAATATTGGCGGGATATCCGTTTACTATAGATTGTGGTGTCTTAGGTGAAGATAATGTAAACACTACTGGTGGAGAAGTAATTGTAACATGGTATAAGGATGGAACATCACTGGCAACAGGATTATCATATACGGTGACTAAGCCAACAGAAGAAGATAGTGGTAATTATTATTTTGTCGCAACAAATAACTTTGGATCTACAACCAGTGAATCAGTAACTATAGAAATAATCACTCCAGGAGAAGACCAATTCAAAGTTAATATGGTACAGAATGCATATGGAGAAAATGGGATTGCAAATTGGACTCCACAAATAGGAAGCTTCAGAATTAAAAAATTCTGGGCCACTTCTGGAGATAAAAGTTGGGCAGGAGCTAATTCTAGATTCCCAAACCCAGCATTGATTGATCCTAAATATGCATTACGAGATGGATTGGTATTCTTTACTCCCAATCATATAGAGTATCTAGTTGTAACGGGTACGGGGGAGAATAAAATCAGGACAATGGTTGAAGCCAACGACGGTCTAGGTTTTACCTCAACATTTCAAGATATTTATATAACAGATCCAGACACTGTTGATATTATTGATAGAAAAGTTGAAGGAGTATTTGATGTAGAGGCCAAGTGTTTTGGATATCTAGGTCAAGCAAGAGCTATGGAGGTATATCCTAAAAGTTCTAAATACAATAGTGGTTTTATAACTAAAACTGGAAATGGAGCAGATGATAGACCTGACTATGTAGAAACTATACGTGAGTGTAGAGATGAAGCTAAATTACGATATGAATTTTATGATGCTAATGATGAGATGATGAAGGAATTCGAGATGGACAGCTTTAGACCAACTGCAGTAAAAGCTGCATTTGCTATAGGGTACAGATCAATTTCAATTCCTCCTGGAACAAGAAGAGTTAGAATCCATATGTTATTTCGAAGAGATGATAGAGAGCATGAGTGGTTGAGCGAAAAGCAAACATTTGCAAAATCATTTTATTGTGGAATACATGCAGTAAACTTTAGAATATTTATCAACAAGGATGGCTTAAAATTTCCATCAGTAAAATTCAACCCAGATGATATCATAGACTCTAATTTAGACGACTTACTCGAACAGCAAATAATGGATGCTCAAGTAGAGCGAGCTAAATGTTCTAACTTGATTGAGACTTTAGGAAATGTAGAGCTTAGAAATCATATTACTAGCGATTATAAACACCCAACCCAAGATGGGGTCTTGCAAGGAGGTATTGAACAGCTCACAAGGTGGGCAATGCACGAGCAAATTAGATACAAACTCACCAACGGGCATACTACCTCCCCATTACCAGGAAAACAAGGAAGTTTATTTCCTATATATGATATAAATAATATTGAAGCAGGCCCTAGAAGAATCGAACACGGTGATCGTCATTTTGCTTCACGAGCGTGGGATGTAGACAAAAAGACTAGTGGCCATTATGTTCCTCAAGCTGTGACTGCTAATCTACATATTAGTAAAAGACTGTCAGCTATCAGCCAAGGACAAGCAAGAGACAGTCATTTATTTCTACAAAAGATGAACTTTATATATAATAATGAAAAATTAATAAATCTTATTATTGAAGCCTTTACTGACAGCTACACTTCACTAATGGGACCAGACGGTCTTTCTTGGTGGGAAGCATTTTGGGCAGAATATGGTGTAAGAGGAGAATTTGGATACAATGCAACACATAAAAAAAATTGGATAGCAGCTGTTGTCGGAGGTAAACCAGAAGATCAAGATTCTGGTACAGTGTCCGATAGAATTAAAATTGCTTACGCATTAGCTGGCAATAGAAAAACTAATTCCTATCCATACAACCTCGGCGCTTTATTCTTCAGACCTGGAAAAGGTTTTGGAGGATCTGATATGATGGATGATGTTTTAACTAATTTATATGGTGGTTTTGAATCTTACTATACTGTAAATTTAGGATTTTTCTGGCACTCTGTAACTCATCACTACTGGCAGTCAACGACGGAGGTTGAATTCTCCAAATATTATAATAAAGGATCAAATTATTCAATCCTCAATACTAGCACTTATAATAAGGAACGTTGGTTAAGTGATGAATATCTCGATGAGTTTAAAGAGAGATTAAATGATGTTGGTGAAGATAGAGTCTACGATGATTCTATTAAAATGACCGTAAAGGAAATATACGAAAGTATATATGATGGCGATAAATCATCAGCAATATTTCAAGATTGCGTGCAGGCGTATGTACCACCAAGTTCCTTCAGCACAAACCACTGGTTCAAACCAAACCCAGACGATCCGGATACGTGGTACGATCTTCAAGAGAACTCTGATAAGAAGGAAGTTTATATAGCAAGACTAGAAGATTTATCAGAAACAAAAAGAGGAGAATTTACATACTCTCCGTATGATAGAGGTGGTTATACAATTGGATATCACTATCCGTGTGAGATAATCGATCAAAATCCTGTAGCATATTCCACATGGGATAACAATCTTATTCTTACCGAATCACAGCCAATGATTGCAAAAATTATTTGGCCAGGAATGGGTAGTAGTCTTTGGTTTAAATACCGAGATCTAATGTATAATATAAACGAATATACCATAATGGATTATAGTCTGGATGATATGGTAGGTAAAATAACTGAATCAAAATGGAAAATGTTAGAAAACTTCTTTATAACAACAAGATCTCCTATCGTATTTAATGAAAAAATTTCAATGAAATCTGCTCCATACAATGGAAGCCCTACGGGGAATTTTGATTTTAAGGACTCTGATCGAAACAATACATGGCATGGATATTATTCTCAACATAAGTATTTGGATGATAATATGATATTTGACACTCCTGGCAAGTCCTATAATGGGGAAAGCTTCATAACAAAGAGCACCACTCTCGGTACTGGTAATAAGGACAGATGGATAGACCATAAGCAACTAACCGTTCCTGAATTTTACAAGAAAAGTGTATTATCAGGAGACTTAAATAATATGCCGCAAGATGCACCTTTCAGATATCAAGGAGCTAACCCAACTAAATGTTTAACAAACTACTCAGCTGATGATGGAGTAACGAGTCTTGTATTAAATAAAGGAGCTAACCTAGGACCATCATCTGCTTCAAGACTTGCAAGACTCGATAAGATGTTAAGAACATATGCAATGGCCTTTGCACGAAGATATTACTTATCCAAACGAATAAGTTTTCTGAATGCTGAACTACAAGAAGCATTGGATTGGGTTGACACACAAGGTGATGAATATGGATACGATCAAACAAATACGGCCGTCGAAGACGACTAGTGAGGATATAAATGAGTAAATTTGGAACAGAAGACATATTAAACATTGGAACTGGAAGAATAGTTTCTGATGGTGCTCTATATAAGGCAGCACAGCCTATTGGAGCGCGGCTGTCCGTTATTGTATATAACGCTCAAGGTGAATTTATACAAAGCCAAACCTTCAATCCATCAACCGACGCTCCACGTGGTAATCCTAATTTTGTAGAATACTACTCAATGTACAAAAGTCTGAAGATAGATGATATACCAAATACTTCAGGTCTGCAAATAAACATGCAAGGTGTATTGACAGCTATGGGATTACCTCAAGGCGTATATCACATCGTTACTAATTTGGTTACTATACTAGATCCAGCTGCTATCATAAAAGATATTTCAACCGATAGAACTGAAATACGGTTCGATGGAATTCCATCATCTGGAGATAACAATACTACTTTTGGACTCAACGAATTACCAGAACATTTGGGTAATCATAAGCTAGAACTAGGTATGGGTAGATTCGTTGGTATGATCAACTGGACAACGGAAGCTGGAAATATTATTACAAAACTAGACTCCGCTCTCCCAGCTGATATATTCACTGGCGGTGCCTATGGATTGTATATAAATATAACTGATCCATCAAAGACTATAATCGAATGGGAAATAGAAGGTGAGGATATTACATATCAATATCTACATCCCAACTTTGACATAAAAATAAGATCCGGAACTCCAGCAGCAACAGAATTCAAAACATCTGAAGATATTCTTGGAACGATCAAAGAAACAAAAGATAAGCTGATAAATAAACACCTCAGTCAAAGCTATGGTGAAACGGAAGTAAACATAAACTACCAAGACCCTACAGAGTTTATTCATTTTTCATCATATGAAGAGCGATTATTAAACTTTAAATACAAGCTTCAGCAAATAGAAAAATATTCAACGGAAATCTCTGCGTCTGATACAATAACTGGAGCTATAGCTTCTTCGGATGTGGTTGTGATAGATAGATCTGCAATTGTCGATAAGCAATCAAATATAATATCATCATTTGACAAATTTGAACAGTATATGTATAATGAATCATCCTCAGACATCTCAGGATCGTATGGAGAATTCTGGTCGAATGCTTGGCCAAAGAGTACCACTATACCACCTCATAAAATACAAGCTACAACATCCTCAGAGGCTACAACTTGGTTGACAGGAGCACTTACATCAGCTTCATATTATGATAGGATGAATCAAGATATGCTATCAAAAGCATTGCCTCAGTATATTCTAGAAGATCCAAACAATTCTACCATGTTTACACTAGTCGATATGATAGGACAGCATTATGATGTAGTATGGACATACATAAAAGGTATCACAGATACTAACATCAGAGATGAGGATCTTAATACTGGTATAGCAAAAAATCTATTATGGAATGTAGGAACATCTTTAGGTATGAATTTACCAAATGGAAACTCTGCTGAAGACCTTTGGAAATGGTCGTTGGGGACTGATGCATCTGGAAGTTTTGCATCATCCGGTACCGGATTTGAATCCGGATCTCTACCACAACTGACCTCAGAAGATGTGACTAAATCTATATGGAGCAGATTGATAAATAATCTTCCATACTTCTTAAAAACAAAAGGTACTAAGAGAGGAGTAAAAGCTGTACTAGCTTGTTATGGTGTACCGGATACTGTAATAGATATAAAAGAATATGGAGGACCAAAAGGCTTACAAGATAATGAGCGTCAATTTCTTCAAGAGGAACGAGCAACGTATGCACTTCAAATAGATAGAGGTGAAAAGCTACAATTGAAAACGGCAAAGCATGGTACGAGTGGACAAACGCCAAGAGCATTCGAATTCAGATTCAAAACAAATCAAAAAGACGATCAAGTTTTATTAGAGCGAAGCAAGCATACTGGAGGAAATGGAGGAAACTGGTTTATTAATATGCACCACAGCTCATCTATATCTCAAACAATTACACCTAACTACTCATCTACAAACATACCACTAATTGCACAGACTCCAAAAACTGGAAAGGGTGAGTGGGGAAGATTAACATTTTTCCTCTCTGCATCAAATATATCAGATCCAGCAGCTAGCATGATCTCTGCATCTACTGATTATCTTCCTTTATATAATGGAGATTGGTGGAATGTAGTATTGCAAACGGAAGTAACTGCATCAACGGATGCAACATCAGACAATACAAATGATGGTCAAAAATGGCAGTTGATATGTAAGAGTGCAAAAGACCATTCAAATGGAAAAATCACCCACTCAAGTACTACCACATTAAACAATCACACAGGATCGTACTCAGCTAGTTTTAATTACGCTTGGAGATATATACACAATTCAGATGAGAGTCTTTGGAGCTTTGGTGGAGAAAAACAAACTTCTGTAGCTACTAGATACGATGCAACTGGAATCACGGGTCTTACAGAAACCGTAAAACAGTTTAGTGGATCTATGCAAGAAATTAGAATATGGGGAGATGATGGTACAAACTCAGATTACTTATCTGACAATGTTATAGAAACGCACACACTATCACCTAGATCGTATGTTGGAAACAACTTCTCATCTTCATATGATAATCTATGGGCAAGATTCCCATTAGGCTCTGAGTGGCAGAAATATAATCTATCTGGATCAGCCTTAATATCATCTAGCCACCCTAACCAACTAGTGGACTGGACTGGAGGTACATCCCCAATAGGAAGTACCAAGCTACATTTAACAGCAAGCTCATTTACGGACGGTACTACTGGGAGCAATGGTACACATTTTGAACCTTCATATGAAACATATTATACAACTATCCCATCATATCCTTCAAATGGTATATCATCGACTAAAGTTCGACTAGAAGACTCCATGTTGTTAAAACCGTTAAGTGCATTCGATAAAGCTGAGCTCAGTGAATTCGACAGACATCCAAAGGATACCAATACGGTAGGTGTACATATATCACTACAACATCAAATCAATAGAGATATAGCATATCAATTTGGTGATATGAGAGTAGATGATTATATAGGAGACCCAGCACATTTATCATTAGACAATTATCCAGATTTAGAAGAACTTAAAAACTTCTACTTTAAAAAATTAAATAACAAGCCTGATATGGCGGACTTCAATAGAATATTAACATACTATGATGTTAGTATGTTTGAGATGATAAAGCGAATGATGCCGGCACGAGCAAATGCATATGTTGGATTATTAATAGAACCACATATTTTAGAAAGAAGTAAAATACAAAAACTGCCAGTCCTAGAACAAAATCAACCTTTTTACTCAACTAAAGTTGATGTACGCACAGACATATTTCCATTATCTATGTCATCAACATTTGTATCAGAACATTCAGCAAGTCTATTAACTACAGGAGGTGAAAATTGGTTCAGGTTTAACGCTGCAGCAGCAAACTCATCCTCACACGGTCAATTAGATGATACAATTATATTATCTAACAGTGCATCATATAATGGATCGAGGTACCAATGGACACAACATTATAGAAACAAAAATGCAGATGGAACATTTACCGTTGGATCGTATATACATACGAGTAATCCATTCAACACAGTTGTAACGGGATCTTCACTATCTCAAATTTGGAAAACGAGATTATTCAAATACAGCTCATCATTTTCAGCGTCATGGGATTCTGATAGAGGAATAATGGCAGGTACGTTAGGGTATGGATTAAATTCGACAAATGCAGATAGTTGGAATTCATCTCTTCAATCAGTCGAAAACGGAAAGTTTGACCGTCAGCGAGGTAAGGCGCATATATATCCATTGATAGGAGACGTTCCATTAACAGCAGCTGAACGACAGGATACTAGATTCTCTGGATTTGATAATGCAAGGTATAACGGCTCTAAGCTTGTAGCAGGAGGATATAATGAAGACACGCCAAGCACACCAGATGGATCTCCAGTAATTTCACTGTTTGATACAAATCCAAACCAATTAATAGTTACCTCTCCAAGCGTTTATGGTGGCTCGTTACTTGTTCCTGGAATATCTAAATGGAACACGAAATCGAAATATGGAACTCAAGGGTGGGATAAATTTGGAAATCCAGTAATGCTGATAAGTAAAGATGGGCCACAAGTAACAACTCAAAAAGCTAATTCTGGAGTCAAGGTGACAACTGGAGGAAACACACAGCAAGCTTCACAAGGTAATGCTTATAAGTAATAACATAGTAGTGTATATATAAGTTTTTTGGTATAGCGACATATTTATATTAGAGAAACAAAAGGAGAAATAATCCATGGGATATTTAGACAACACAACAGTAACAGTAGATGCAATTCTTACAAAGAAAGGAAGAGAATTACTCGCACAAGGCGGTAATGCATTTAATATTACAAAATTTGCTTTATCAGATGATGAGGTAGATTATAATCTGTACATGCCAGCGCATACAGAAGGTACAGCAAAATATGGTGAAGCTATTGAAGCAATGCCAGTAGTAGAAGCGGTACCAGATCAGAATTATGTATTAAGACATAAATTAATTACATTACCTAAGGGTAATTTAAAACTTCCAAAGGTAGGTGTTGGAGGAGCTGAAACATTCAACTTAAGCAATATAAATACAACATCACCTATGATTACACCAGTAGTAACAAATTTCCAAAGTATAGACATGTCTCAAGGATTTACGTTTGTAATTGGAGACACTGACGTCATTCAACCAATAAACTGGACAGCAGTCTCAGGAGTCCCAATTGGATCAGGAAATACAAGAGTTGCGAAAGCTATACAATTCCAAGCAATGCCACAGACGGTAGAAGCAAAATCAACTACAGTAACAATTACTGGTAGAGCTACGGGTGGACACTTGACATTAACGTTTAATGTAGCTAAGGATGTTGTTAATAACGATACTTTCGCATCATAAGGAGAATAAACCATGGCATACACATATACAAATTTTGACGTATCTGATGATATAGTATCAGAAGTCTCAGAGATTCAAACTGCACCTATATGGTCAGATAATACTGCAACTCTATCTGCATTCTTCACTTCTTCCGCACAGAGTGGAAGTGCAAATGTAAACTCATATCTAGATATTTTAGATGGTACAACAGCTACAGCAACATCACAGTTTTCTATAACATATGGACATTACGCGGGAAGCGGCTCAGCCGATTATGACAATACATCTAAACCTGGCGTATCACCAACAAGAGCTATTTATGGCCAATACGCGAATATGCTTTTAGCTGATGGAACTGATAAATTTACTGTAGGTGGATCTGAGATAGATGATATCCTTGTTATCAATGTTAATAGAGCAAGATTCAAAGAACAACTAGATCCAGGAAACTGGCAATTGAATTTGGACGGAAATGGAAAGCAATTTAGTGATGTATTACATCTAGTAGATTCTAGCGATTCAGCTACATCTACAATAAATGAAGCAGGTCGAGTATATGATATAGTATCAGGATCTATTACAAATGGTCCTTTCTCTACAGCAGCATCGCATTCATTTGGAAAAGTATTTGTAGATCAAGGCGTGTTAGTCTTAGATCCTACTAAACTTGCAAATGCGACGACTTATGTAAGAACAGTAGGGTCAAATGCATTTGGAGATAATGTTGCGTCATTCTTAAACACAATCACAGGTTCAGCGGTAGGCGCGACTCCGAAGTTTACAGCAAGAAACAAAGAAGAAGTAAAATCTACACATTATTTTGTTAGAGTAAAAAATCAAGCATATAATTACTCAGATAATCCAACATTCGTAACTGGTTCTGATGCAACTTTAAGATACGCAGACTTTAAGAATAATCCAAATACATACATAACAACTGTTGGAATGTATGATGATAATGACAATTGTCTTGCAATTGCAAAATTAAGCAAACCATTGCTAAAATCATTCAGTCGCGAAGCGTTAATTAAAGTTAAACTTGAATACTAAACAATATTCAGGAACATTGGAATGATAAAACATGGGTCTAATAGTAAAGTCTTTACAGATAGGCGAGAAATCTCGTACTAAATTCAAGATACATAAGGGGTATGATGTAACACGTGCAAACTCCTCAAGTCTTGGAATAGAGACATACCTAGCAGAATACCAAACGGGATCTCTGGTTTCTTGGAACACCTCATCATCAGATCCAACTACAAAAGACGGATACTATCGAAATCAAATACACCATTCTATAAACACTTTATTCTACAGAAATTACACAAACCACCCAGGAGAAACAGCAAGTCCAGGAGGAGCCTTTCCTCAAAATCAAAAACGTATATTAGATCGAAAGGCTACTGTAATATCAGTCCCTCAGAAAAGATTTGGTGAGCGAGTACATCCAGGTACGTTTAAGATAGTAGGTAAGAATTCTGTAACTATTAATGATGATAAAAATGGAAACTTAATTGATCCGGATATAGCTACTACCTATATGATACCAAGTGCATCTGAATTGATGAGACTATCATTTAATGAGTGTCATGAATTTAGTGGATTGATGGATGGCTCAGAACCAAGCTACAGAAGAGAATATCAATTAAATTTTTCTGGATCAAAGCATCATTATGTGACTGACTTCCAATTGGATGATACTAGTTTAGTAAGAAATAAAATATATGCATATAATATGCGATTCGAAGAACGGGATGGAACTTTTGGAACACATGCAGTATTTAATGGACTTGGAGGATCTAATTCTCCAATCAATGGAGTTAATCCTGGTCGAGGAGGTCATGGAAATATAATAGTATCAGATAGACATCAAATGTGGGATCGATTCAAGTTTGATAAAGACGATGATTTCGCTGTAGCATTCTGGACAAAAATACCAACATCACAATCTGTAACTCAAAGCTATGAAGGATATGAGTCAACATCAGACAATTTAGAATATGCAACCACAACATACGATCATGATACAAACGTTCTAATCGCTAGAAAAGGTATGGGAAAATGGAGGAAAAGTCCATTTATAATAGAAACCTATAATCAAAGAAGAGGTGATGTAGACACTGATGACTCAGGCGATGTAGGTAAACTAGTATTAAGAAGAGGTAGTCACGCTCAATGTCTACATGATGGTTCTCCACAACTAACCTCATCAGCTCAACTTAATGATGGTGAATGGCACCACGTTGTATATCAACATCAAACTGGTAGTAATGAGTTTTGGGTAGATGGAATTAAACAGACCTCAGCAAGCGATGGAGCTCTAAAATGTACTACAAACACTCCTATTTGTATAGGAGGAGCTCTCCAAGGATATGTAACTGCATCGGCTAAACGTGTGTATGAAGGAACTTCTCCCGAACTAGCATCTAGAGGTGCCTCCTTCACTGATATAATTAAATGGCATTATTCAGATCAGGGTGGATACTCACACAGCTCGCCTAAAAACGTAGTACAACCACTTTCAGGTTCAATGGATGAAGTTAGGATATTTAATAAAGCTCTATCCCATAAAGAAATAGCTTTTCTAAGTGCGAGTAATAATACAAATCAAGTAGGTAATATATTTTATAATCATGGATTTGGATGTATTACCCATCCTCACTCAAAATATCAAGACGTAATGAACGATCTGAATGCAACCATCAATCTCAATGGCTCTACGCAATTGACCGAATTAGAATATGTACTAAATGTCAAGGCTCATGAGTTTGACGGATCAGAAAATATAACCCTACGAAAAGGAGAACTTCCAGATAATATAGAAATGAAAGATTTTGCAACAAGCTCAGCATTTTCACCATATATATCAACTTTAGGATTATACAATGATAGCTTAGAATTGTTAGGAATTGCAAAGCTAGCTCAGCCACTAAAAAAACCTACTGATTATGATCTTACTTTTATTCTAAGACTGGATACACTGTAATGGCTTCTATTGAATCAGCAGGCGAAATTCAATACTGGTTCGAACTAATAATACAAGCGGACCAAGGATCAGAAGAACAACAATACCTCATCAAGAAAATACCAAATCACTTAATGCGTCAAATTTCTGACCTTTTGAAAAACTATTATAGCAATATCACAAATAAGAATCATCGAGATGAGGAGATTAAGAAAAACTATAAGGATGATGAAGTGTTTGGTACGGAGGCAATCAAAGATCGACCCCTAAGACCTGGTGCAACAAAACTCAACTCAGCCGAGCAAATCACTCCATTCATCAGAGGCCGGGATATGGAAGAACACCAACAACTGATGCGGGGAATGTCTTCATTGGGTCAAACTGTTCTTAATTCTTATAAACGTGACACTGGCTCAGCTAATCAAACTGATATACTACCACATCTATTTAAACAGCAAAAGTGGTATAAAGGTATAGAGAGTAACATAGATAAAACAATAGCCGTAGCTGTTGAGGGATCCCTCAACACAAAACAAGTACACCTATTAACGCGTCTGAGACATAGAGCATCAGGCTCTTTATTTAGAGAGATGGCTAACACTACATTTGAAGAAGAACTTCAAGTAATGGATAAAACTAAGGATCCTGGTGAAGTTATGGAAAAGACAATGACCAATGCAAATCCATTCAGAGGAAAATTTACATTCCATACCAGTTATGGACCTCCTCCCACAGCAAGTCTTTCTCAATCGACGGTATCATACACAGCTATAAAAGACTTAGGCGTACCTGAATACGGTCCTGAATTTACTCTTTATAATACTACAACTGGATCTTTAAGTAGTGGATCTTTCTTAAATGCAGACAGCGCAGGATCTCCATATATTTTTAATGGACAGGAACTTGATGCATCATCTGTAATCCCTACAACAGCATCTGTATTAGAAACCCTTAGATTTAAAGCTACTTCTAAAGTTGCATATACTGCAAAATGGGAACAGGATATAACTGTTATTTCCCAAACTGCAACAACGGTAGAGGTATTGTATAGAAATAAAGAATACACACCAGCTCTATTTAATTCAAATATGAATACACTGTTTCCCACACAGAAGACTGTTTTGAGAAACGGAACTATATTTATTACATAGAATGGCAAGACGTATTAAAAAAATAAATGGTTATAGATCTGGATTTGAGAACACACTTGGATCCCAGCTAAAAGAATCCAAAACTAAATTCACGTATGAAACTACTGTAATACCGTATACAAAACCAGAAACGGAGCATACATATACAGTTGACTTTACATTACCTAATGGCATATTAATTGAAGCTAAAGGAAGATGGGTAACGGAGGATCGTAAAAAACATATGCTAATCAGAGCACAACATCCAGAGCTAGACATCAGGTTTGTATTCATGAATTCAAATGGTAAGATACGTAAGGGAAGCAAAACGACATATGCAGATTTCTGCGATAAGCATGGAATATTATGGTCGAATAAAGTAATCCCAAGTCAGTGGTTAAAATCCAAGAAATAAGTTGCAAATATAAAATAAATTCCTTATATTAAGCCTAATGAATATTAAAACTATTTTACAAGGTGTAATAGGGCAAGCTAGAACTATGTCTAACAACGAGCTAGCATTCAATTGTCCTTTCTGCCATCACCACAAAAAAAAGCTTCAAGTAAATACTGAAAGTCAAAAATGGCAATGTTGGGTATGTGGAGCTAAAGGTAGAAGTATATATGCATTAATCAAAAAGTTGGGAGTTGAAGATCGTATACTTAAAGTGGTAGAGAATTTAGTTGGAAAACCAAAACGATCGGTTATTGAGAAGGCATATGATGTACTATCACTTCCATCAGACTTTACATCTTTTATGAATGGCAATCCAAAAGATCCAGATTTTATAAATGCATTTCATTATTTAACTATGCAACGTAAAATAACTAAATATGATATATTAAAATATAATATAGGATATTGCGATAAAGGATTGTATGCAGGAATGATTATAATTCCATCGTATGATGAGAACGGACAATTAAACTTCTTCACCGGTAGAACATACTACTCAGATAAATCTTTCAAACATAAGAATCCAAAAGTGTCAAAAGATATAATTGGATTTGATTTGTTTATCAATTGGAACGAACCGATAATAATTGTTGAGGGTGCATTTGATGCTATTGCAATTAAAAGAAATGCAATCCCTTTGTTTGGAAAGAAAATGATGAACACGTTAAAAACTAAAATAATTAACTCAGGAGTTTCACAAATAACTATTGCATTAGATACCGATGCAGTTTTAGACGCATTAGAAATGTGTGAATATTTAATGTCAAATGGAGTTGAGGTAAGATTATTAGAAATGAAGGATAAAGATCCAAGTGAATTAGGATTCGCCACAGTCACCCAGTATATCAATACATCAGTGCCACTGACAGCGAGTTTACTAATGCAGAAAAAGATAATAGGGAGTTTTGCTTAAATGAAAAAAATAGAAATAGGATTTGATAAAATAACGAAAGTAGCTCATATAGCTGACATTCATATTAGAAACGTAAAACGCCATAAAGAATATAAACGCGTATTTGCAAAATTATATAAAGATCTGAAATCTACTCTTCCTAAAGAAGGTGGGCTAATATATCTAGCAGGAGACATCGTTCACGCAAAAACGGAAATGAGTCCAGAACTTATTTCAATGACTGGTGAACTATTTACTAAATTGAGTAAAATAGCTCCAACAATTCTTATAGCGGGTAATCATGATTGCAATCTGAATAACAAACATAGATTGGATGCACTAACACCAATTGTAGATTCTCTCCAATTAGAAAACTTCCACTACCTATATGGTACTGACATATACGAAATAGCAGATTGTCGATTTGTAGTAGAATCAGTATTTGATGCGCCAGAGAATTACATCAAAGCTGACCAGGTTCCAAATGGTAAAACAAAGATAGCATTATATCACGGACCGGTAACGAGTGCACGTACTGATGTAGGATATGAGCTACAAGGAGATCTAGATGTAGTCGACTTCAAGGGATTTGACTATGTAATGCTTGGAGATATTCACAAACACCAGTATCTAGATAAGAAAAAGAGAATAGCATACGCCAGCTCATTAGTATGTCAAAACTTTGGAGAGCATCCAACCAATCACGGTTATATCTTGTGGGACTTAGAAACTAAAAAAAGCGAATTCAGACAGATAAAAAATGATAATGCGTATTATACGTTAATGATCAATGGAGGAGTAGCTGAGAATTATGAAGGTATGCCAAAGCAACCAAGATTAAGAATAAAAGCGGCTAACTCATCACAAGCTGATATTAAAAAAGTACTGGCCACATTAAAGAAAGATCGTAAAATTTCAGACGTCACTGTAATACGAACAGATTCATTACGAGATCAGAAATCGAACGATAGAGACTCTCGACATAACACAATTGGCAATGTTAGAGATATAAATTATCAAAACTCTTTAATTCAAGAATATTTAGATAGAAACTTTACTGTAGATGATGACACTGTAAAACATATACGTAAGATAAACAAAGATCTAAATTCTCAACTATCTCAATTAGAAGTTACGCGAGATATAGATTGGCAAATTAAAAAATTCGAATTCTCAAACATGTTCAGTTATGGTAAAGACAATGCGATAGACTTTAGTGACTTCAAAGGAACTTATGGTATATTTGCAGCCAATGCATCAGGCAAGTCAGCTTTGTTAGATTCGTTATGCTATTGTTTGTTTGATAGATGCAGTCGTGCATCCGATGCAAAGGGAGTAATGAATAATACAAAAAACGATTTCTACTGTAAAGCAGAATTAGAAATCTCAGGACAGACGTTTGTAATTGAACGTAAAGCTAGAAGAACTACTAAAGGATATTTGAAAGGTAGAATAAGCGTAACTACAAATTTTTGGACGTATGATGAAAATGATCAAGAAATTTCATTGAACGGAGAACAACGTAGAGATACAAATAAAGCTATCCAAAGCTATTTAGGTAAATATGAAGATTTTATCCTAACCTCTATATCAGTGCAAAACAATAACACTGGATTTATCGACTTATCTCAATCTCAACGTAAAGATCTATTAGCGCAATTTTTAGATGTTACCGTATTTGAAGAGTTGTACGATTTAGCTATACAAGATATTAAAGAAGTTCAGATTCTACTTAAAGATTTTAAAAAGCAAGACTATGATGAACAGCTATCACAAGCTGTAAAAAGTTATGATGAGAATACAAAGCTATTCAAAGAATTGACTCGAACGAAAAATGCACTACTAAAAAAACAATCGAGTTTGGAAAGTAAAATTAGAAAAGAAACTCAAAAGTATAAGCAGATTCCAAACATTACCAATGTTGATGTACTAGAACAGAAACGTGACTCGCTCAAATTAGAAATATCTATAATTGAAAGTAGATTAAAAAATGATGAGAAAGAAGCAGTCGCAAATAATAAACTGATAGAAGATACTTCAGATATTCTGAGTAATATTAATGACGATACTGTACGTGGAGATTATGAGTTGTGGCAAAAAACGAAAGCTGACAATTCTGACAAATCACATGAGTTGGAAAAAATGAAAATAGATGTAAGGCATAAACTTGAAAAGTTAAGACATCTAGAGAAACATGAGTACGATCCAAATTGCACATTTTGTATGGATAATCCATTTGTAATAGATGCACGCAATACTCAGCAAGAATTGGAAAGCGATAAAGTAGCAGTTCGTCAAATACTAACTGAAATATCTGATCAGACAAATCTTATAGAAACTCTTAGTAAAGCAGAACAGCAATATGTATTCTTACATTCACAGCAAACTATACTAAAGACAGCTAACCAAGAAAAAACTACTGGTAGAGTTCTTTATTATGAAGCTAAGGAAAATCTAAGAACTAAATCATCTTTACTACAAGAGGTAAGCTCAAAGATATCTGAATATCATACAGCTAAAAAAGATATTATATACAACGAAAAAGTTGCAGAGCGGATAACGGTAGCAGAAGATGATAAGAAACATATATCCAATATGATATCAATACATTCAGACGATCTAATGGATATCCACAGTGCTGTACGTGTTGCAGAATCTACAAAGCAAACTATCACTGAAAAAATGCAACAAGCTGATGACATGGAAGAAAAATATAAGGCATATGAATACTATCTAGATGCTATACAAAGAGATGGTGTACCATATGAATTAATCTCAAAAGTTATACCGTTAATAGAAGATGAGGTAAATAATATTTTAGGTCAAATAGTTGACTTTAATATATTATTCCACGTTGATGGTAAAAATATCAATACGCACATCGTGTATGATGATAAATCGTGGCCATTAGAATTAACATCTGGTATGGAAAAGTTTATATCATCTTTAGCAATCCGATCCGCTCTTGTAAGTGTATCAAATCTACCAAAACCAAACTTCTTAGCAATAGATGAAGGATTGGGTAATTTAGATTCGGAAAATCTCAACTCCATGTTTATGTTATTTGATTATCTTAAATCTCAGTTCAATTTTCTACTAATCATATCACATTTAGAAGCGGTTAGAGATGTAGTAGACAATCTTATCGATATCCAGAAGGTAAACAACTACAGTAAAATCCACTACTAGCATATTTATTAATAGAATATCTAACGTAGCTGGAGATTATGAATGGCATACACTTACGAGTGGCGAAGAAGGGCTTTATACCTTGGTTATCAAGAAGACGATCGGTATCCGTGTTATTTAACGGATAGCTTAACTCCGTATTCACCATATTTCAATATAACCGGTTTGAAAGAAACTCTAACTGGTGGGAAAAATCTATTTAAGATTAATCCAACTGAAAACACGCTCCAAATTGGATCTGAGGTATATGTAGAAGTAGCTGATGCATTTGGTAATACAATATATACTGAAAACACTGGATTAAGAAACGATCAGAATATACAAGAGCATCTAATCACAAGTTGGGTATATGACGATTATCCATCAACACAAATCACATTAACAATTTTAGCTACTGCAATAGTTGATATGGAAGGTAATCCTATAACGGGAAATTTTCCCGATGGAGTACCATTTTGGAATGGAAAAAGATCTATAAATCCAAATAAAGAATTGGTACGACCAAATGTTAGATGGCAAAAACAACTCTTGGTTGATCCAAAAGCGGGTAATACCGATAAGATAGTATTTTCACATCTACCTAAAGTAAGAGTAGCTGAAAAGATAAGAACGTATTTATCTCAATCGTATACATCAGCAAGAATATCATCATCAGTTCAATCTGCCTCTTTCAGTCATCCAGGAGGGATGATGCCAGCCAATCCAACTGCGGCAGAAATGAAGTCGGGAATAGTATCATTACCGAGACTTAATTCTATTACTCCATTCTTTTCATCATCGATGGTAGGAGCTACTATTAAATTTAAAGCAGATTTAATCCAGTCTACAAATCCATCGATCAATGTAAATGATTTACAGTCTGGTGAAACACTTAATTACACCACTACGATACACTCTGTAGTAAATTCAACTCAAGCACGGTTAACCGATCCATATGAAGTAATAACGGTACAAACTGTAAATGCAAACCAAAGTAAGGGTGGAGGAAATCCAGTATACCAATCAGTAGTAACATCTAATATGGTAGAATCATTTAATTTGAGTGCAATGGAAATAACGCATTCTAATCCACCAACACTCACACCCACAGAAAATTCAGAATCATATGCATTAGTCGATTTCAAGAATTTGTCACCAGTAGCAGGAGATGTTCATAAAATAGTAACAAAGGTACGGACCAATGGGACGGTAGGAAGTACTTATCAAACAATTGGTGAGCAGATATTAGAACCAACTGAATTAATGATAGACACTGGAAGCTTCACTATGAGAACTACGTGGGGAATTCAGGAGGAACATGATACTCCAGCAAAGTATTGGCAAGTTGCTGCAGCTAATGGAGCTGCCGTTCCTTCACCTCAAAAAGACGATTCTCAATTAGCTAATGCACTCGCATTAGCTTTTACTGGCACGTTAAACGGTAGTAAATATGTAATATTAACCCCTAAAGATTTTATCGAATTTGAGAAGGGAACTGTATATCGACTATCATATAAATCAATCCTAAAAAGAACACCAGACTCATCAATTACATCTGGCTACGATCCGTTGAGTGTCAAAGTGTTCTTATCAGGGTCGGGATTCGTAGCAACCACTAATGACCCCGACCCTGAGCTAGGATTATATATTGGAAACATGGAGTCAAGTGCTTCATTTGTAGCAGAATTTGAATCCGAATATCACTTCCAAGCAACTCGTAATGGAATGGGTAAACCAGTATTCAAAATAGAAGCAGCCCACGAAGCACATTTTAGTGATATAAGTCTGACGGCAGATACGGATAGTGGATTTACACCAGAACAATTCACAATAATATCGCATATTCCTACAACGCATAATGATGATTTACTAGATTTTAAGTTTGAATTGTATAATTCGGAAGGTGTAAAGTCCGAAGTAGACTTACATCATAACGCAGTCGATTTCACTGGAGGAAATACATACATTAGCAATGCACTACTCACGGGTACAATGGATATCGGCCCAGACGTAGCATCTTCCGGATTTGTGGTAGGTGGTAATGCTTCTGCATATATAAGAACAGTCAATCCAGTATATCCTGGATTCCACTCATCTTCAGCTGGATCAGGTTCGGGAATATTATTATGGTCAGGATCTCTAGGTAATACAATATACGAGGGCTCGGGAGATGATTATAAAGGTATCGGAATGGAAATGATATTAGATAGCAGTAGCTATTTTAGATTCCGAACAGATCCATCAGAATTAGATATAAGAGCTCAGAAATTTTTTGTAGGAGATGATGCAACTCAATTTATCTCAGGAGCATTGGGGAATATAGAAATATCATCTTCAGGTTTCCATCTGGATAGTGAAGGTAATGTAATAATGCAAGGCCAAATCACAGCAGAAGCGGGTGGTACAATTGGAGGATGGGCGATAGGCGATACTTTCCTAAGTTCTAGTAATATTATACTGAGCTCATCTGGAACAATGCAAACAGCTGATTTTGAATCATCTTTACTAGGAGCGGGTGTCGGAAAAGGATGGAAGATAGATAGTAGTGGAGAAGCTGAATTTGAAAATGCGAAGATTCGAGGAACTCTACGAACAGCAGTATTTGAAAAAGATACTATATCCGCAGTAGGTGGAGCAGTAATTATTGCCAATGCAACAGTAACTACTGGTAGTGATGTTTTATCTGGTAGTATGAATGGTAATGTACATGGAGTCCCATCTGCTTCTTTCCAAGTTGATACAGTTGGAGGATGGTCAGTAGGAGAATACGCAATTGTAAAATCAGTTGAAACAGCTGGATTCACAAATGAGCTAATGAAAGTATTTAGTAGCTCAATCAATCCAACTCCAACATTACACATGTCACGTAGTTTGAATGGAAACACTATACCAACAATGTCAGCCGCTCAAGTCATAGTATCATATGCAAAAGAAGATCAAGGATTCATATTTATGAATGCAACATCTGGATCTGATACACCATTTATTGATATAATGGAAAGAACTGGAAGTGGACATCTTGATATAGAAACTAAAGTAAGATTGGGTGATTTGTCTGGATTGAATGCATCTAAAGTAGGATCAAATCCAGGCCATGGACTATATGGAGAAAATGTATTTCTGACTGGTAAATTAGAAGCATCGGTGTTATCAGGTCAGGTAATAGAAATTGACAATAGCAATTTCACTCAATATTTATCATCATCTAATGGTGGAGGTGGATCTTCAATCGGATACTCACTAGTCTTGGACGGATCAGCGGGAGGAAGTCAAGCACTCAATGTAATAATAACAGATACTAATTCAGTCGACCCACTAGTCATCAAAGGAATACTAGCACCAGATGTTACTAACGCAACAAACGTTGATGTAAATATAGAAATAGGCGAAGAGGTAACAGCAGCGATATCAATAGACCCAGATTCGGGAGGAGTCGCAGGAGCTACTATGAAAGTAAATGCAAGTAAATTTTGGAGTGCAATTCAATCAAATGCAATCCAAGCTAATGTAGCACACGTTGCCGCGAGCGCACTGGGAGTATAACATGGCAATAATAAAATTAGGCTCAGGACATAAATATAAATTTACTTCATCGGGAAGTAATTTACAATTCAAGGAAGGAACGGATAATCCATTAGGATTAACGATTGCATCTGGAGGATTACAATCTCATGGTAATCTGGAAATCATATCAGGTTCCGCAATATTCGATGGACCTTTATCAGCTTCAAACGCAGTTAGATTTACTGGACTGGGAGGAACATATCCTTCTACAGGAAATGTGAAAACCGTATACGTTCAAGCAGATGGAACAGTGCAGTTGGGAGTAATAGGTTCTGGTACAGTAGATAGTTCATCTGGAAATATATTTACATCAGACGGTAATCTAGTATCATCTAGAGAAATAGGATTAGGAGATTCAAATGTATCATTTATGCCAGGTGCATTTAATACTGGAACTGCAACATTATTTATAGGTGGTAATGCTACATATGAAAATAGGATAGGTATTAACACAGCTACACCAAAAGAAGCATTAGAAGTAGCAGGAACAATATCAGCAAGTGTAGACATCTATGCAGGTGGAGATATCTTCTGTGAAGGAATTATAACAGCTGATGAGTTCCATACGAGTGTTGTTTCAACATCTGTACAATATTCAATTGGTAACACAGAGTTTGGCGATGAATCCTCTGACCATCATAAATTTACTGGTAGTGTAGAAATATCTGGTAATTTAACTGTCACAGATGATGATAGTTATTTCTATGGCATGGTATCAATGAGTACATTATCATCCAGTCTAGGAATTGCAACTCAGGGAGGAATTCATGGAACAAGTACTCTAAGAGCAGACGGTAATGTAGACTTTAACGGTGATCTAGATGTAGATGGGACAACTAATTTAGATGTTGTAGATGTAGATGGTACATTAACCGTTGGTGAAGATGATACCGGACACAATGTTAAATTTTATGGTGCAAGTGCAAACGCATATATGGAGTGGGATGCAAGTGAGGATGGTTTAGTAATTAAACATAGCCCAGATGAAGTCGGATTGGGAGTATACACAACTTCATCAGCTATACCTTCAACACCACAATTCAAAGTAGGTAGAGACACAAACCAGTATGTGGGTATTAAAACATCTGATAGAGATGCATGGATCGTTCATAGACAAGATGAAGATGATCCAGACAATGCATTAGTACAAGTAAGAACTCGTTTCCAGATATGGGATAGGAATAGTTCATCTGGAAGTCATAGGTGGACATTCGAAAGTGCAGATGCATCAGGAGAAAATGTAGCTTCAGCTAGAATGTTAATTTCTTCCTCAGGTAACGTTGGTATAGGAACAACATCGCCAACAAAAACATTAGATGTAGTAGGTGATATATCCAGCACTACAACTGGTTCATTTGCTTATATAAGTGCTTCAGGCGATCTTGAAGTAAAAGGAAATGTATCAGCTTCAGGTACTATATCAGCAAGTGGATTACATGTAGTCGATAGAATTGACTTTGACGATAATCCAACAGTTTCAGATGCTGGTATATACTGGAGCAATGCTTCAGACACAAAAGCCTATGTAAGAAGATTAGCTACAAACGACCAAATAGAAATAGGTTCAGATAACACAGTAGTGTTTACAGAAACAGATGGTGATACCACAAGGGCTACATTTACCCTAAATACAGGACAATTTGATTTCATTGGAAGTATATCAGCATCCAGTCATATAAGTTCAAGTGGAACTGGATCATTCACTGGTGGTGGTATATTTGAAGGTAACGTTGGTATAGGAACAACTAATCCACATCGCGCATTAGTAGTATCACAATCTGCTTTAATTGGTGGTACATCAATGAGTATAGCTAATTCATTTGGTGAATCAGGTAAAGCATTATTTTTTGATCATAGAACTGGAGCTACTACAGTACCCACCGCAAAAATTGTAGGATGGGGTAGAAACAGTACAAGTCACCTACCATATCTTTCATTTGAAGTAAACAACACAACAGCTGCAGGAGCTTCTTCCTTAACACAGGAACGTATGAGAATATTAGCAGATGGTAACGTTGGTATAGGAACAACAGCACCAGAAGCTACGTTAGAGGTTCAAAGAGCAGCTTCTACATATGCAATAAACTTGGCCGATACATCCACTAGAGCAGGCCTGTTAGTAAAAAATTCATCACATGATAATTTCACATCTTTCACAAGAGGTGCAAGCGGCCTTCAGCAAATTCAAGGTGTCAATGACGTAGGAGATACTTCATACCCCCTATCACTGAATCCATTTGGTGGTAAGGTTTCTATAGGAGGTGCAGCTGCAACCCCATCCGAATCGTTAGATTTAATCGGTGGGTTAGCAATGGGAGAAACACTATCAACACGTAGAGTTTTATATCTAGGTGCTGAAACGGAAACAAGAGGACCATTCAATCCAATAGTAGGAGCTATTCAAAAATCAGGAAAATGTTTATTTTTAGATAAGGAATTCTCAGATGGTACAAATAGTGTCGTTATCTACAATAACGCAGGTGCTGGATATGTATCACATTCTTGGCAACCTTGGTCTCAACAATTAGCAGATGACTTCTATGGATTCTCACCAAACGGTTCTTCATTAACGGGTAGTGTAGCACCAAATGGTTCTGGAAATGTTATCCAAATTACTTATGATGGAGGAGAAGCTACTCCAGGAGATGGTGGATTCTATCAAACATATACTGGAGAGGGTAAAACGGTTGTCCAAGTATTCCAAGCACTCATACCAGAAGGAAGATACTTAAATGCTCATGAAAATAGCCAAGGACGTGATAAAGACACTTACTGGTTAACTAACACTGCAGGAACTGGTAAATGGGAATGGTATGCTAGAGTCAACCACGTTGGTTCTTACAATTCCAATGGAAATACCTTTGGCTCTGCAGGACATGTAGCTCTTAACGAATCTGATGTAGCAACCAAATGGTATTTAGCATCTTGTACTGCATATGATATGACTGACCAAACCGAAGATGTATTTAGAAAGGTTGGTATTGGAACAACCAATCCACAATCACTTGTAACGATAGAAGGAAGTAATGGTATAGTTGTAGCTGGCACCGCTGAAGCAACCTATAAGGGATATTTACAGATCAATAGTAACGAAGGTACAGCTACTCAAAAGGGAGGTATTGAATTCAAGGCAGCAGATAGTGGGAATGGCTATGGATTTAGAATATCTAATCCAGATCTAGGTAATGGTGAAACTCCACTATATTTCCAAAGAAGGTCAAATAACGCAGCATGGACAGACGCTATGACTATCCTTGGTACTAACGGCAACGTCGGTATAGGAACAACAACACCAGGTGCAAAATTACATGTAGATGGTATCATATCAACAAGCAATGATATAATAATAGAATCAGGCGATCCAACATTACACTTCAAAGACACAGACGGAGCATATCAAGGACATGTTGGTGTAGCAAACACTCTGATGGAATTGAGAACGGATCAAAACGATGTTGATATTGAAATCAGAACAAATCAATTTGATAACGCAATTTATATAGACGATTCAACTCAAAAAATTGGTATAGGAACATCAACACCAGATTCCACATTAACAGTCCAAGGTGATATTTCTGCAAGTGGAGTAGTGTTTGCAGCTAGATTCGAATCATCGGGTTCTGACACTGAAATTCAGATGGTGGATGACGTACTCGTAACTGGTAATCACACAGTAACCGGATCTCTATCAGCTCTCAGAGTAACATCAAGTTTAGATGGTATGCATGTAAGTGGAACACTTAGTATAATAAATAAAGATGGACCAACCGCATATATAAAAACAAAAGTTGGTTCATTTGACGAGTATCATTTAAGAAACGATCAAGATGCATTTCAAATATACAACGCAACTGATGATAGGAAAGAGTTAGTAGCAGATGGAGCGGGTGGTATTGGTATTGGAGTTGCAACCCCACATGCAAATGGATTTGCATTACAAGTATCTGGTGCAATTGGAGTTTTAGGTGACAACGAACATGCGATAGGAACCAAAGCAGCAAGATTAAGTGATGTATTCGCAGTACAAACAACAGTAGGTGCAATCTTTGAGACTGGACTTACAACTGAAGGTATAGGCAAGTTAAAAACAGGTTCGGTAGTAGTTTGGAAAAATGGTAAACTGATCGAATCATATAAGGAAGATGATCATATGGTGATGGGTGTAGTTAAGCAAGGAAAAGATGAACCAATCATATTAGGAGCAGAGCCAATTCTAGTAACTGGAGATGTTATGGAGGGAGACTTTCTGATAACATCAGACGTAGCAGGACATGCAAAAGCTCAGTCAGACGAATATTTATTAAGAACGGGAACAGTAATAGCACAAGCATTGGAATCAGCGGAAGGTGAATCCAATTTAATCAAAGGTATGATCAGAAAACTATAACATGGCAGATATTTTTATATATGATGGACATATAAGTTCGAGTGATGGAATCAAACTACAAGTTTCCGAGTCCAACGCACTTTTCATATCCCATTCAGAAGGACTAGGATTTGATTTAGGTGGCTATGGCCCAAAGGTTGGAATTGGTACAATAACGCCTAGTGTTCCTTTAGACGTTGAAGGAGGAATTCTTGGAGCCCACATTGCTAGATTTACCAGAGTACAAGGATTAGGAGGTACCAACGCTCAAGTAGCAATAAATGCAAACTCAAGCGATCCTCAAATACAGTTTGCCCGCGGAACGGGTGCTTATGCTATAGGCTTGAATGATGGTGATAATTCTTTTCAAATAATTGATGGAACTACAATATCTGGTGGTACTGCAAGATTTACAATAAACTCATCGGGTAATGTTGGTATAGGAACAACCAATCCTCAATCATTGCTAACCGTGAGTGGATCAGATGGAGGAAATTTCACAACTTTCTTAAGATTTGGAAAAGATAATTATACTGCTGGTTCAGGACCTGCCATGTTCTTTAAGACAAGTCCCAACACAACTTTGGATCGATATGGTGTAAAACTAGGAGCGATAAGAAAAGGTAGTGGAACTGCTGAATTTGTAATAGAACAAGAATTGGATAATGGTTCTGGTGGTGCAGGCGGATTAAGTGAAACGCTCAGAATTACTAGTTTTGGAAATGTTGGTATAGGAACATCTACAGCAACTGCAAAGTTAGAAGTAATTGGAGACATAAGTGGATCTGGAGCTGCATCTTTTGAAACAAATCTAAAAGTAGATGGAAAAGTAGCAATAGCAGCTCCCAACAACACCTCAACTGCAGATTTAATTATTGGTGATGGAACCACCAATGTAAATGTAACTCTGTTTGGAAATGAAGATTCCGCAACGCAAGCATCCTTATGGTTTGGAGACGTTGCTTCAGCAGCATCGCCTCACTACGGTGGATCGGGTTTTGTATATGATGGAAACGATAATCATCTTACAATCCGAAAAGGTGGTTCTACAAATAATTTATTTACAATAGACGCAGATAATGGAAACGTTGGTATAGGAAAAGTATCAGGTGATCCTACTGCTAAATTAGAAGTAGTTGGAGATATGATAGTAGGAGGTATTGAAACAGGAAATATAATAAGTTCTCCTCAATACTTCAGTGGATTTGCAGGTTCAGGATTTAGAATACAATCAGGTTCAACTGGTGTGAAAGCGGAATTTGATAATCTATCAGTTCGTGGATCATTTCAAGTATATGAATTAGTTGCAAATCAAGTAAGAGCAACAAACGGATCTTTATGGATATCTAATGCAGGAAAAATAATATCATCATCTCAATTAGATGGATTTGGAGGAGCATCTTGGCCGGTATCTTTTTCAATGTTTTTTGAAACTGGAAGTGATACATTAGATCATGGATTTGTGAGAGGAGACGTGATCCGATCTCAAAAATTTGACGGTTCAAACGTTTTTCAATCAAACATGATAGTTTGTTCTAGAAGTGATAGTGGATCGATAATAGCAGCCTTGGAAGATCAATCAACACCACCATCCGCAAGCATGGATTTTGTGAGAATTGGTCATACATTCGATGAAGATAGAGATGCAGCAATATACTTGACAGCTGAAGATACAAATGCACCATATATAGATGTTATAGACGGAGTAGATAGTCATACTGCATTTGCTCAATCAGATAAAATAAAAGTTAGATTAGGAAATCTAGCAGGAATAACAGATGTTAATGTAGGAGGAGCTTTAAGTGGATATGGATTGTATTCAGAAAATGTTTATTTAACTGGAACGATAAAAGCGGTAGCAGGAGAGATTGGAGGTTTTGGACTTAACGCAACTTCTATCTCAAGTTCAAATGATAATTTAATTTTAAGATCCACAGGACAAATAACAGCATCCGATTTCTTATTTGATGGATCGGGAACAATAGACGGAGATGTAACAATTGGCAGCAACGTTACTATAGCAGGGCAACTGTCAGTAGGAGCACTTCCAAATCTTCCATCGGATGAAAGTTTGGTAGGATATTGGAATTTTGACCAAGGAACAGGAAGCCTTATCAGAGATCAAGTCGGTAGTCTTGATTCAAATGGAAACCGATATGATATCCCAACTGTCGATCCTGATGGAACTCCTGATAGTTTAGGTGCATTTACATCTGAGTCAATAAGTGGGATTGCATGGAAACGCGACTCCGCTGGTAGTGCTCAATACGCTATCAATGTTACATCATCTTTCTCATCATCATTTGGAAATGCATGCTCCGGATCTATATCCTTTTGGTTAAATACTGACTTATCTACTAATGGTGATGACCAGAGTAAGATATTTGGTGAAAACGGTGAAAACGCAGGATTTAACAAAGAAGATTTCTTCTTCATTGATCAACAACCAGGAGGCCAAATCAGAATGTTAGCTTATTCTGGTAGTGGTGGTACTGGAGGTTTTGGAACCGGAAATGAATACGTAAGTGCACAGGGCGCTGGAACTTCACTTACTATTCTGCAGGATCTTGGTACTAATGCAGGTTCTGGAGGAGGAAGAGGAATCTCATCTAGTTTAGCTGCAGCTAATAGTGGAAGTAAAGGTTGGGCACATTGGGTAATTAATTGGGGATCTGGTTCTAACTTTGTTGGGAACTCTGACCATGCATTTAGAATTTATATAAATGGGGAGAAAGTGTCTCATAGGATTATGACTGGTTCAGATGCACGAATAAACTTCCGTCCATACAACCAAAGGCTGGCATGGATAGGCCAAAAAAATGATGACGCAACCATAGACGAAATCCGGATATATAATAGTGTTCTAACACCCAATGAAGTTAGAGCGTTATACCTATCTCCAGCTGGAATGAATACGGGAACAACTGTAACCGGTGATCAAATACAAACTGGCCAGATTAGATCTAACAATTGGAATAATGATACTGATGGATCAATGATTGATCTTACAAACGGTAGAATGCATTTAGGTGGATTGGAAGCAAACGCAAAATTACACTTTGATGGAACAAATTTATCAGTAGCAGGAACAGTATCAGCATCCGCTGGTAATATAGGTGGTTGGAAAATTGAATCAGATAAATTTGTAGATGGTTCAGATACAATTCGTTTAGAACCAAATGGAACTTACGTGATATCATCGTCTGAATTCCAAGTGGATCAAGCAGGATCAATAACAGCAAGTTCTGCAAACTTCTCGGGTAATGTAACATCATCACAAGCATTGATTGGTGGGTGGACAGTTGATTCAGGATCCATATCATCTAACAATGCAAAACTAGATGCGGCAGGAAAATTATCACTGAGCTCTTCTAAATTTACTGGCACTGGAATACAACTGGAAAACAACTCAGGAGCTCCAAGAGCATATATTGGTGATGGAAATTTAACTGGTAGTTTTATACAATACGATGAAACAAACGGAGTAAGATTAGGACCAGCAGTTACTTTAGCATTTGGTAGTACAATGCTGCCAGGCGAAAATATATTGAATGATTTTTCCAATCTATCAATAACAGATCCATGGGTAGCATCAGCAACACCAAATTATTATCCAATTGGTGAAGCAACAGATAATGAAGTATCAACATCAGTCGGACCACATGGACTCAATGAAAAAGTTTGGGTAGCATCACCAGATTCAGATACAGATGGTGGTGGATGGATGTCAGATTGGTTTGAAGTAGATCACTCACAAACATATCAATTTTCTGTGTATGTAAAATTCCCAGCTGAATCTAGGATGACTGGTTCATGGTACATGGGAGCACGTTCTGGAGATGAGAATATATTTATAGGTGCATCTGGTTCACAAAACCCAGCTACAAATCCTGGCCAAAATTCAGCGTATCACTGGCCAAAATATTATTCAGTTCCAACTTTTGGCCCACACGGTCACCACTACGACCATGCCCATTACACATCTACAGGTCAAGCTTTAGCAGCAGGAGCTGCTTTAGGAGCGATGCAAGATTATCAAGCTGATAATAGTGGCATAACTAACTGGAATCCATACTTCATGCATCTTACTGGAGATGGAACAAACTCCAAAGGACACTTCACACAATCCATTGCAGAAGGAGGTTTAGGAGGACAACAAGATCGTTGGTATTTATGTGTAGGATATATACATGGTTCTTCATCTTTATATAATAATTCTGTAGGTGATATAGGTGGTATGTATGATACTGTAACTGGAAGAAAGGTTAGAGATGGAAATGACTTCATCTGGGGTTCAGGATCCCAATGGCTTTCCGTACGAAGTTTCCACAATCATGATGCATACGGTGCAGATGACGATACACCATACACACTTTGGGCAAAACCAGCAGTTAAAAAAGTCACACAAGCAACAACAGACATAAGTTCATTTATTGATATAGGTTCAGCAATTGCAACCGGTCAATATTCTGGATCAAGTACATTCATAACAAGCACATCAATCTTCTCACCAAACATAGCTGGTACAGATGGATATATATCCAATAAACTTACAGTAGGTACTGCAGGTTCGGGTGTGACATTGGATGGTACAAATAAAAAATTATTCCTTGGAACGGGAGATTGGAAAGGTAGTAATACTCCGTTCATAGCTAGAGATTCTGGATCCGATTTCTTAACAAACGGATCATTGACAAATGGAACAACTGGTTGGACAATAGGTGGTAGTCATTTAACTACTACAAATGCCCCCGAAGTAACAAATTTAATTACAAATGGATATGGTTATCAAGCAATTACTAATTTAGTAGTTGGACTTAGATACGATCTGAATTGGATCATTCCATCCTCCACAGGAACTTGGTCATTCTACGTATCAGACGATACAACATATAATACTGGAGTAAATGGAGTCACAACTGCTGATACCAGCAATACTGGTTTTAACGCAGGACAGAAATCATTCACAGCCCATCAAACAACTGCATATATTTTTGCATTTAATATAGGAGGTGCGGGTACGGTGGGAACTTGGCCACAGCTGTCTGTAACCCAAGAAGGTGTATTCAGTCTAGGTGATAAGTTTGCTTGGGATGGATCAACATTACAAATAACTGGATCTTTATCTTTAACAGCAGGAGATGCATCAGCAAGTATATCTCAACTGAACGTCGACTCAGCAAGCTTTTCAACCTTAATAGCAGATCATTCATCATCAGCTGCATCATCAATAACTCAAAACGCAGATAGTATAACAGCAGCAGTTTCAGTGAACGATGGTCAAGCATCAAGTATATCACAACTTCAAATATCAACTGGAGCAATAGAATTAGAAGTTAATTCACTTAATGAAGCATCTGGAGCATTATCTGGATCAGTTGTAGAATTAAACTTAACTACTGCATCAATCAATCTATCAGTTGCATCTATTCAAGGACAAGTAACTCAATCACAATTCAACAACTTGGATTGGTCGCAAGGATATTCAGGATGGAATTGGCATGGTTCTACTGGTAATTACCAAGGCCTCAATTCAGTTGGAGAAAATCTAGATGGGTGGACAACTGGATCAATGTCACACCTTAACGGTATAGCTTATACATCTGGTTCTCTTGCAGGAGCAAAAATGTTTGAAGTTGTGTCTGGATCAAATTTATCTGGTTCTAGATTTGGTAGAGCATTAGAAGCTAGGTCTTCAGAAAACGGTAATCAGACATGGGTATATGGCTCAGAAGCAGTACCAATAGATACTGACAGAGTTTATCAAGGACGTGTTCGAGTGAGAATGGCTCATGTTGGAGATAACGGTGAAACTTACTCAGGATTCTACGCAGGATTTGCATGTTTGGATCAGTTTGGTAATCAGATATCAGAATCACCAGGCACACACAGATACTTTACCGTAGGAGGAAAAAATATATTACCTTCAGATCCATACACATGGAATGAATACAGTGGATCTATTTCAAGAACAACAACTGAAGCAGGAGGAGCAGGATCTGAAGATTTAAGTTTGATTGGAGACTTCATAGGAAACAATGGTAGAGCATCGGGTACACCAACTACTCATAACGTATTCAAAACTGGAACCAAATTTGTCAGACCAATGATGATTTTCAACTACAGCAATAAAGACACTGCAATGCAAGTGGATGGATTCACAATTGAAGATGTGACTCCAACAGTACAATCTAGTGCAAGTATATCAATCACTGACACTCAAGTTCAAACAAACGTTTCAAACATATCAGGAAACTCGTCAACCATAACACAAAATGCAGATGGAATAACCTTAGCAGCTGCCACGGCAAGTGATGTGGCAAGTCTAGCAATCAATCCACAAGGTGTACAAATATCTGGATCTAATCTGGAATTTAGTGGATCCTCATTCTACTTTGGAATAGGAGCAGCTCAGTCAGGATCGGGAGCATTCATATCAGGTTCAAATGGTAATATAGAAATATCATCATCCAATTTCCACATACAAGCATCTGGTAGTGCAATCTTCAGTGGTTCAATATCAGCAAGTGATGGTGATATTGGAGGGTGGTCATTACAACCTGGAACATTCTCATCTAACAATATAACACTCGATTCAGCGAATGAAATAATAACTCTTGGTAGTGGTAATGAAATAACATTAGATGGTGATGGTAGTGGCCACGTAGCAGGTGGAAATGTAGCTTGGACATCCACTGGAGATTTAACAATAACAGATGCATCCATTGAAGTAAATAGTCTTCCAAGCTTACCATCATCTGATAAAACAGTTAGACATTATGCATTTGATGCTGGACATGGAACAACGGTCCTAGACCAAGGTGGAACTGCACAAAATGGAACATTAACCGTTTCTACTGGCACACCAAACGGACTACCGACTTGGATATCAGGTTCTGGAATATCAGGATCGGTATCTGGTAAAGCACTAAGCTTCAATGCTATTGCAGTACCTCATTCTGGTTCAGGTCAACATATTGTCATACCAACATTAGCTATTGATTCTAACGGTGCTGGAAATGCATTTGCAATTTCATTCTGGGCCAGAAAAAGCTCTATAACAGATGATTTCTCCGTGGGCTCGTATAACTACCAAAGAATATTCAGAGGAGGTAGTAGTAATAATTTCATTGACCTCGGTATAGCATCTGGTAAGTTTAGATGGAATCACGAAGGAACAGATAATACTGGAGGTAATCATTCTGTCTTTAATTCAAGTGTAACAGCTGACACAGAATGGCACCACTATGTACTAGTATCCAAATATGAACTGAACGAATTATATATTGATGGAGAACTGGAAGGTACGGATGCATGGTCAGCAACTGGAAATTCAGCTCAAAACTATGGAGCAGGTTTTAGTTTCACAGGAATTGGACAAGGTGGTGATTTTGCTTCCAGTCAATATTCTCCAAATTATGGAGATGGTTGGAATGGAGCATTAGATGAAGTAAGAATTTACACTGGAAGTTTATCGCCCAACGAAATAAAAGGATTGTATCTCAACCCTGCAGGAGATAAAGGTACTAAAATTACTGGTGATCAAATAACCACTGGAAAGATAAAATCGAATAATTGGAACGATAGCAACGCAGGTTCACTGATTGATTTAGATGAAGGAACTGTACATCTAGGAGGTTCTGGATCTAATGCAAATTTCTATTTCAATGAAGCAGGCGATCTTTCAATAACTGGATCTATCACAGCTGAATCCTCAACTATTACTGGAAACATTTATGCAGATAATATAGTTACCAATAGTGGATCAATTGGTGGATGGACAATTTCAGCAGATAGTATTGAATCGGGAAGTTCTAATACTGCGGGTGGTGATAGTATTAGGTTATGGGGATCTCCAACTGTAGTTGGTACCAACGCATATCAATCAACTCAGACAAAACTACAAGGATTATCAATACAATGGCATGAATCTAATAATGCAGGACATATTGTATTTGGTGATGTACTGACAGATGCAAATGGAGCTCCAGAAGATCCTAACGGTACTCCAGCTTATAATGGTTGGAAAGGAATTCAAGCGCAGAAATATAACGAGGATAATCCATACTTCCAATTAGCCTTTAACACGGATGGTGCTTTTGCAACTAAAAATATAATTGCAGGGTGGGAATTCACTGAGCAAAAAATAATAAATTACAATGGTACTGAACCATTGTTAGAATTAAAAAATACAACAACAGCAGGCGACTTTATAATCTCAGCATCCAACTTCCAAGTAGACACAGCAGGAGCATTCACAGCATCAGCTGGTCTCATTGAAGGTGATGTAAGAATGCGTGGTAAGTTAGAAGTATTAGATCCAACTGGAGTACAAACACATACATTATATGCAAGAGGTACTGATTTTTCTAACATAAGTACTCATCCAGCTAGAGTACAAGGTGGAAACAACATCAGTGAAACTTCATTCACGATAGGACAGAATTTGGTAATTCTGTCTGAAAGTGTTGCGGGTGTTCTAGAGAAAAGACATAAGTCAGCATATGACACCCATAACTCAATTGCTAACGGTAATACACTGGCAGGAATCTTGATGGGTACTTCAACTTATTCTGATGTGAATGGAAATGCAACAACATTAGAAGGTACTGACGTGGTATTGATTGTTTCTCACGATGCATCAAAGATATCAACAAATCTACATGCTGCATTAAAATCTGTAGGAGGTACAAATCCACATGCAAGAGATTCAAGCCAAAACGTTCAAGCAATACCAACTACTGCTACAAGCAGAACGCCCTACGCACTTATTGGACAACAAGGTTTAGGACATGGAAATGGTTTTGAAAAAGTTGGTAGATATGATGAAGCAGACCATCCAAGCGGTTCAGCCGAAATAACTGCATTTTTCAAAAATGGACAAATTAGTGCAAACACTTCTACTGGAACTGAAATTGCAGGTAGTAAAATAAAGACTGGTGAAATCCAATCCAACAATTGGACTGGATTAGCAGGTGCAAAAGGAACTTTACTTGATTTGGATAATGGTAAGTTAATCATGCGAACTAATACTGAAGATTATCTAAACTTTAATGCAGCAGCAGGTACAGCCAATATTGCAGGTTGGACTTTCAACCAACAGAAATTTTATTCAAATTCATCAAATGAAGTTCGTGGAATTAATATCAATAAAAATGAGGGTATTAGAGGAAGAGCAGCAAATGAAGCATATGCAATCTCTGGATCAAATACATTTACTAATCTAAGCTTCGGAATCCAATTGTTTGAAAATCCAGCAGAAACAGTAGCACAAGCTAAATCAGGTTGTTTCCCAATCGGAACAAGAATATTATTATCAAATGGTACTTGGAAAGCTATACAAAATATTGAAATTGGCGACCTTGTAAGAACAAAAGAAGGAACCAATGTACCAGTATTAGATTCATTTATTTGGAATGTAAATAAAGAAATGACTATGTATACAAATAAAGAATTAACAGTAACGGATACTCACCCATTATGGATTAATGGTAAATGGCAAACTGCAGATAAATTAGGATGGGATAACGAATTGACGTATGTTGATAATTTATATTATCTACAAACAGAAAACAATTATATAGTAGAAGGAACCCCTGCTACGGGTATTGTATTACCAACAGCACTGGGTGTAAGTATAAAAAATAAAGGAGAAGTGTAATGGTATTCATACCAGTAAATCAAAACAAAAAATTTAGAATATTGATACGTTCCACGGAAGGGACTGAAATAAGTTATTACGGAGCTAGAGGAGGTACAACAACCACTGCCACTGGAACGTTTGTAAACTCGTCTGATACTTCCGAGAGTCCATCTGATATAGTAGGCTATATAAACCAGATGGTAAAGTGCACTTATGTAGATAGTAAAAATGCAAATTATGGATCTGGAACGGGTGAAGTTGATAATGAATATAGTAGCGCTGATGATAAATTTAATGCTGCATCCAACATATGGTTAGAAGTGGTAGCAGTACCAGAAACTGGAACTGCAAACCGTATTGTGTTTCGACATACAGACACAGCTGACACCGCAGATCCATTTGCAAAAGTCAAATTCTTCGGATCGGTGGTTTGTAATAAATTGGGACTAGCTGAAGATACTTGGTATCACGGAGCAGGATTCAATCTAAGTGTAAACCCAGAAGTAGAATCATTCTTCAGAGGAACGGTAGTTGCTGACGCACTTAATGTTCAAGGGACATCGTATTTTGGACCCAATTCCAGATGGAGAGGTGAAATGACGTTCGATGTTTCAGGTTCGGAATCTCAACGCCAAGGAATGCTAATAGCCACGGGTTCTGGAATTTTTGGAAAGTTCATATACGAACCATTCACATCAGGGTCTGTTTGTGAAGTTGATGTGGTACGATCGAGAGGTGATGTAATTGCATTATATTCATCCGATGAAAGATTGAAAGATGATATACAATATATCCTAGATCCAGTGGCAAAGGTAAAGCAATTGAAAGGTGTTACATTCAAGTGGAACGATAAACAAAAATACCGAGATCCAGGAAGTAAAGATGTTGGAATTATAGCTCAGGACTTGCAAAAGGTATATCCCGAACTAGTTGAAACCGGCTCAAGTGGGTATCTTGGTGTGAAGTATGAGAGACTGTCAGGATTACTTATAGAAGCTGTAAAAGAGCAAGCTAACCAAATAGCCGATCTCAAGAGCCGGTTGAATAATTTGGAGAGTAGACAATAATGGCATTATCATTACTAATCAATAGAACCAATAAGAATTACTCAACTCCCTATGCATCTGGCTTTGAAATTGATTCATATAATGATGGAACCCATCCTAATGGAACAAATTTTGCATACGGTGGTGATCCTGCTAAACCGTTCGTACAGTTATCACAAGTTGTACGGCGAAATAAAGGCGAACAACCAGAAGTACCATTCGCTGGATACAACCCTGATAGACTTCATTATGAGATGAAAGGTAATACAAGTGGAAATGCTCCCGATAATGATTGGTTTAGCTACTGGGGTGTTGATTACTCTCCACCCAATAATAATACCCCAGGTGCTACGGAATGGTATTATTACTATGACTTTTACAAACCATATGCAGCTACGAAATGGTCGGGATACAGTAACCCAACAAACCAAGCAGGTGTCAAGTCACGAGTTTTCTTTAACAATGAATCTTACGTCACATTACCAGGACCAAATGCTTATAAAGCTTACGCAATATCGCTAATAAACCGATTCGATGCTACCGGTCAAGGATATACAGATTGTTATCACAATCATGCAGGTCATATGATGGCACACGCTCGAGCGGGAAATCAATACAAGGTATCATTCTATGCAATGTGTGTAACATCAAACACTGGTGGTGGTAGTGCAAACTCTTATAATAATGGTGGAGGAGGATATCCCAATATTTCAGCAGCTCAACTAAAGTCTCATTTTGATACAGCTCATAATTCTATCGCCGTAAAAGGTGAAATTGATCTATGGGTATTTGCAGCCACTAGTACATTCAATGCATTCAATACAGGTGCTGGATCAAACGCATATTTAACTTTGTCCCCATCAGATAGCGCAAATGGAGTGATGAATCAATTGGGTACTCACGAAGGTATAAGAATGACAATTCCAGAAGGTGATTTATCGCATACTGAATGGAAATATTTTGAATATATGTTTGAAATAACCCAAGACAATTCAGTTTCAGGTGCAACGAGATATATATCAACTAGACTGGATAACAATACGCCAGGATCCTCAGTAACTACAACAGATAAAAATGGAAACAATCCAGTAACTACTAAATATTATCCTTCAGTATCAATTGCAAATTGGTGTGTAGAACCAATGAATGTATCAATGCTAAAACGAATGGATGGAACTTATGATTCTAATGGAAATTTCAGGCGCTATAATACACCAGGCTTAAACCCAACGGGTCAAGATCATCCGGATATGGTTTTGGAGACTCAGGGACCAGTAGTATTCGGTACCGGTGTGAATAACAATTTTGATGGGGTCTCATACCCAGGCACAGGAACCATTGCAAATCTACCATTTGACTACAGTGATTACGGTAATTACTGATACATCTTGACTAGTCAGTAACTTAAATAGTCTAATTATAAACTCGTTTAACTAGATGTAGACATATTTATATATATGGCAAATAAGATAAAGTGGGAAGATGCAGACTTTAAGTGGGAATTAGCACCTACTGATCCAGATGCATCAAGGTATACTTGGGACGAGGTAATACTTATAGAAGAAGTAGTAGGTGCAGTTGGATTAGGTACTGAAACAGCTCTAGAGGCCTTACCAGACGAGAAGAAGAAAAAGGTTATCAAATTAGTCATGCGTAGAAGAGGAATTAAAATGTATGATGAAGTCAAAGAAGTAAAAAACATAACTGCTCATGTAGAGTCAGTAGAAATGATTATCAAAGAAGTAAAAGCAACAATGTTAGCGGAGAATATTAATGTATAAATTATATACTGATAAAAAAGAAGTATTCGAATGTGATATTTCACTTTCAGGCGCAAGCTTGAAGGATGCAACAGCTCGTCTAGTTGTAGAGACAGAAAACGTTAGTTTACTATATAAAGGCACTATAGGATCAGAAGGAAATTGTAAAGTACCAGTACACAAACTACGTGGTTTATTGGATGAATCAGCAAAAGGAAAAATTAAATTAGAAGTAATAGCAGAAGATACTTATTTCATTCCATGGGAATCAGATTTTGCAGTGGAAACGTCAAAATCGGTAACCGTAGAAATAAAATCACAATCTCCAAAAGTGATAAAAGAATCTTCAAAGCCAAAAATGGCAGTAACGGTAAAAAAGTCAATAGAAGAAGAAATATTCATAGAAGATGATACACCAACCATATCGGAAACAGAACATGCTGTAAATTTATTAAAAATTCTGATTAAGGAAGACATCAATATGAAAAACATATCTGTAAAAAAGAATCGTTTGAATAATATTGTAGCTACTTATATAAAAGGAAATCCGATTGAAAAATCGAAGCGTGGTAAGATACTGAATAATGTAGTAAAAGTTCTTGCAAAGCGTAAATAGAGGTTATTGATATGGCAGATTTTACGGGCCAAAATATTCAGGATACATATCAAAGAGTAATCCAGATTGACGGTGGTCGGCTGGAAGATGGTTTAGGTAATCCATTACCAATATCTATGTCTGGCAATGATGTTGTGATTGACGGAACACTTCGAGCTCAATCTTACATTGTAACTGAAAGCATAACCGTACAAACAACTGGATCCACTATATTCGGTAATTCACCAGATGATACTCATGAATTTACAGGAAGTCTTTTTGTATCAGGTAATATTACATTCCCTACAGTAACAAACACATTAAACGGACTATATTTTCAGGACACATCAACAAAAATAGTAGGTGATACCAATTATATACTAATTGATGGTGATAATCAAGTCAGTATTTTAGCAGATAATAATATTTTTATGACTGCAGGAAATGCTGTCGAAATTCAGTCTGGTGACTTTAAGGTAACTGATGGGGATATAAGTGCAAGTGGTGATATAATTGGATCTAGATTCATAGGAGATGCGCAAGTATTAGTTCTTCCTAATGGGACTGACAGTGCAACATTTTCAAATAATAATATAACTTCTACACTAATTAAAGCTGGAAATGATATACGATTAGGAAATAATACAGCTGTTGAAGGTCATATAACAGCATCGGGTAACATAAGTGGAAGTGCAGTAGGAACGGTATCAGCAGGTTCAGGTTCATTTCATCATCTAAAAGGAGATACTACACAAGCAACGGGTCTTTTTGTACAAGGAACAATAACTGCCTCAGGTGATATAAGTTCAAGTGGTAATGTTTTAGCAGACCTTGCATTTGCAAATAGAGTTTATATTGGACCACATGATGAATCAGCAAGACTAACATTTGATGATACTAGCGTAGTAAATAATATGGGTCTTCATAATCAAGGCCACATAACAGCCTCAGGTAATATAAGTTCAAGTGGAGACGTATATGCAGAATCTATAATACTTCCATTTGGCCAAGCTATAAATTGGGGAGGTCATGATGGAAATCATATTAGTGTAGATAGTGGTACTGGTAATATTATATTTGATACTTTACCTGTTCAAATGGGTAATGGATTAAATGTTACCGGAACAAACGGTCACATAACAGCCTCAGGTAATATAAGTTCAAGTGGAACGGGTTCGTTTGAGGTGATAAATATAGCAAGTACTGCAAATTCAAATGGTAGTACATCTCCAGCAGCTTTAAAAGTTGTAGGTGGTGTATCAGTAGGTGAAAAAATTAACACCAAGCATTTAGTGGTGGAACAAGATTTTGCTGTTGGAAATAATGCAATACTTGGAAACGCAAGCAATGACCAAATTCTGATATATGGAACGGTAGGAACAGACATAAACTCCACTGCTAATATAATTTTATCAGGCCATATAACAGCCTCAGGTAATATAAGATCGGGAGGTAATTTAGAACTCACCGCATCAGCAGCCGGCCATATAACAGCCTCAGGTAATATAAGTGCAAGTGGAACTATAATTGGAAACGGAATATATACAGATGATATCCATGCAGTAGGAGGATCAATAACATTAAATAGTACAACATATACTAATAATTTAACAGTCCAATCTGGAACTACTTTTAGAGCTCTTGGAAATGTTGAATTAGGAAATGCATTAGGTGATACAATTGAAATAGATGGACATATAACAGCTTCAGGTAATATAAAATTAGATGGATTCTTAACAGGTTCAAATGGAATTGTTGAAGTTAGAGGTAATATAAGTGCAAGTGGGACAATTACTGCAGATCAAATGACTTATGGCTCACCAGGTTCTGGGCATGTTACTCTTGGAGCTTCTGATGGAGATATCCTTGGATATGAAACTGACAGTTCAACAAATAAAGCATTTATGTTATCCAACCACTCAGCCGGTGGTAAATTATCTTTATATACAGGTAATACATTACATAATTTTTTAACCTATACTGGAGATAGTTATGTTAATGGTACTAACAATGCTAATGGATTTGTAGTAGGAGGAACTAGTACTGATAATAAATTTGAGGTAGTAGGAACAACGAAATTAGGTGGACACGTAACAGCCTCAGGTAATATACTAGCTAGTGGACATATATCTGCAAGTAGCCTTATATCAGAAACACATATAACAGCCTCAGGTAATATAAGCGCAAGTGGAACTATATATTCAAAAACTCCAAAATACTTTGCAGTAGGAGGTTGGTTGAAATCAACAGATGCTGCTAATTATTATGGACCACATAAACAAGGAACAAACAATTCTACTTGGAACAAATCATACGGAACAGATCCATCAGGTACTATATCAAGGCTTTTCTATAATTCAGGAATTATTGTTCCAGAAGATATAGTAGTTACAGGTTTTAAAGCTACGTTTATACCAAACGGAATAGCTAATTCAGAATATTATACAGCTTCTTTATACGTTGGACAGGAGGCCTTAAACAATCAGGTAAATAATCCATCCTTAGTATTCATACAATCTGAAAGCGTAGTTGGTCCTGCAAACGCTGGTAATGCTAATTATATGGGAACAATGGTTGAGAATTATGATTCACAAGAATATCATGTTAGTGCTAGTTCAATAATATATCCTAGATTTAAGTGGAGCGATACAAGCGAACAATTTGTTAATTTAATTGTACAATACTATAGGATAGAAAGATAAAATTATGGCAAGAGCAAACAAAAAGAAATTCACAGACATAGCAAACGAATCCGATTCTAAATATGATAAGGTTAAATTGCAGGTTGCTGCAATAACAGAAACATTTTTAGAAGATGATGATGGACCCGGTCATAACGAAGAGGCATTAGTATATTTAAAACTAAAACTAGAAGATGTAGTAGACGATATAAATGTTTTAGCAACAGATGTTGTTGAAGCAAATACAGCCAAGACAGGAATTACCTCTACTCAAGCAAGTCGTATAACTGCAAACCATGCAAAGGTTGGAATATCAACATCACAAGCTTCAGCAATAACTGCTAACACAGCTAAGGTTGGTACTGAAACAGATTTATCTATTACTGAAGGAATGATACTTAAAGCAACAGTAGCAGAAAGTAGAGGTACATATACACTAACGTTTACTGTAACTCATGGTAAAGTAATAAAAACAGCAAACATAACAATGAGTTAATATAATATATGGCAACTACAATATCATTACCAACACAGATAACTGGAGGCCCTGCAAGTTTTAATGGAAGTAATATGTTTGCTGATAATGGCCTTAACACTTCAGGCCTGTGGCAAAGCGGAACTACTGACGTTACTATAAGAGGATTTAATCAACTAACAGTTCCAACTGGAGCAACTATTAATGGAATAGAAGTAGTTGTCAACGGTCAAGGTAATACTGGAGCTGGTGCACCAAGTATGAGAGTTTACAATGGAGATGGTTGGAGCAATAGTCTAGAGTTCCAAGGCATCTTTGGCAAGGGCAACGCAGAGTATGATCCAGGTTGGGGTTCAAGCAGTAACTTATGGGGACTGGAATGGACTACATCAGCTGCACAAGAAATTCAAATACAAGTAGATAATAGTAGTATACAACCAACTGGTACACAAATGTATTGGGATTGGGTAAGGGTTAGAATAACATTTACACCTGGAGAATTCTCCAATGGAACAATATCACTAATAATGGGAAAAGTATCACTAACGGAAGGGGCTATTACAATATAACCTAATATTTATTAGAGGAAAAGACTATGCCAGGAATACACGACATAAATGATGATGCATTTGAATCAGTAAATACTGGATCACATCCAATGAGCTTTCAATGGTGGCATGAAATCGCAGAAGCATCTGATCGAGATAAGACGATGGTTAAGTCTGGAAGATATATAAATTATGTATTATGGAAAAGTGTATCTATTGATAAACAAATTGTTCAACAATTCCATTACAAACAAGTTAATAACAGAACGGTAGAATATAGTAGTTCATTATACTCACACGATTATAATGATAACATTCCAACGTATACATTTAGTTTGATAGAATAGAAATGGCAGTATTATATTTAGATCATAGAGCTACTGGTAATGATGATGGAACATCAGTAACTAATGCATTTCCAACATGGGCTATTGCAAAAGGTGAAGTATCTGCAGGAGATGTTGTATACATAGCTCCTGGATCTTACCATGAAAAGGTCACATTAGCTGTAGATGGAACAGCAGCTGCCAAGATCAAATGGATAGGAGACGTAAATTCAGAGATATTCACATTAGTCACTCCTGGGATTGTAATGTTAACGCAAGCAGATACAGCTGGAGTACTAGAACCTGCTACTGATAGTGGTCCTACATTAAATCTGAACGGGATAGATTTTCAAGAATTCTATAATATTACGTTTGTTGGACCAAGCTGTGCAGATACATCTGAGACTGGAGATGGTACCGCAGTATATTACTCAACAGCTGAAGGTGCATATTTTAAAAACTGTCACTTCCAATCAGGATATGCAGGAGTTGCATACGTTAAAGATGGAACATTCGTAGATTGTTTATTTACTGGATGTTATGTCGGCCTATCTGGAGTTGGATCATCTAACAGACCCACAGCAGTGAATTGCGTCGCTGTATGTGGTTCGGCTGGCTTTTTACTATGCGCTGTATATAATTCATTAGTAATAGCAGGCAAGAAAGGATTTAATAATTCCCACGCATGGAATTGTGCTATGGCTGGAGGTGAGTATGGGTACTATACAACAGCTAACAATTCGGAAGCGACAAATTGCATCAGTTGGGCCAACTATTTTCCATTTGGGGCTAGTGCAACTAACAAGCTAAATCTAAAAGGAGCGTTTTCATACGGAGCATCCTACCGAACATTCACAAAGACGTCGGGTTCGGGACATTATATGAATCAAGGACAAGACGCAATAACACATAACGCTCACGCAGATTTTGTAGCACATCCGGCAACATTTGTAATCCCAGACTATACAAAATTTATGTCATTAAGAGATGTATTTATTCCATCCCACGGTAAAGGTATGGTAGTATCAGCTAGTACACCAATAATACAAGACCCCCGATATGGTCCAACCGGTTGGACTCCATTCACATCAGCATCGGATCTGGACGGTAATATCATAAATCAACTAGATCATCCATATGAGCCATTCTACAGTCGTGATCATAGAGGATCAGAACGAGTTATATCCTCAACCGGATTTCCATCACCTCCAGGTCTCCATGCCACTGTTCCTTTACAAGCTATTGGACTGGTAGACGCGACGAGTTCAGCTGCAGCAACTGGAATGGTATCCCAAAGTGCACCCGCCATTGTACATCGAGGAAGAGGTGAGTCGGTATTTGAACTCCCTATACCAAGTGGATCATATTTTACAGCAAGTGTAAATATGAAACACACAGGATCGACGCAGGTATCACTTGCAAGAATGGTAGTAAGTAGTTCAAGAATAAATCAATCATCTGGGTCAATATTTGGCCGATTTGCAACAGCATCTGCACAACATAATAATAATTTTGCATTCACTAATGTAGAATTACGAATAGACTCAGTAGGATATGATACAACCTATGTATTAAAACTACAAGCACCGTCGACAGGGTCATATGCCACTGCAAGTTTCAGTGATTTAACAATAAGTTAACTATTTATATAAGATGATAAAACTAACAGACATATTAAACGAAGGAGTATACGACCCAGGTATATTTAAGGCAGTGTTTACTGCTGGAGGACCGGGTTCAGGCAAATCTTATGCGGCATCAACGCTATTCGGCATGCCAGAAAAAATGCCATTCGTATCAGCTCAAGGACTAAAAGGTGTAAACTCAGATTCAGCATTTGAAACGTATATGGACAAAGCAAAAATGACAACTAATTTGCAAAAATTAACTGGTAGTGAATTTAAAAAAGCTATGGAATTGAGAGATAAAGCAAAACGAGTTACTGTAAACAGAATGAATGATTTTATCAATGGGAAGTTGGGGATGCTAATTGATGGTACGGGTAAAAACTATCCTAAAATTGAAAAAATGGTATCTGCACTTCAAAAGGAAGGATATGATTGCTACATGGTATTTGTAAATACTGATCTAGACGTAGCATTAGAAAGAAACAAAAAAAGAGAACGTACACTTCCAGAAAAATTAGTAAAAGATTCATGGCAAGCAGTACAAAACAATATGGGTAAATTTCAATCACTGTTTGGAAGTAGTAATATGTTAGTTGTGGACAACTCAGAAAAGAAAAAATTTCCAGATGTAGTTAAGAAAGGTGCAAATAAATTTGTTAGAAGACCAGTAAAGAATCATATTGCCAAGAATTGGATCAAGAAAGAATTAGAGTTAAGGAAATCATGAGTTTAGGTAAGTATTTAGCAGATCAACTTCTCAAAGAAGAGACAACCATCAAAACGATAGTGGCAATCTATCCAGGTAGATTTCAACCGATGGGTAAACACCATGCGGAAACTTATAAATGGCTACAATCCAAATTTAAAGATGCTTACGTTGCAACAAGTGATAAAGTTTCATTACCTAAATCACCATTCAACTTTGCTGAAAAAAAGAAAATAGTAAACTCGTATGGGATATCAAAAGTAGTAAAGGTAAAGAATCCATATAAGGCAGAAGAGATTCTGAAAAAGTATGATCCAGAAACAACAGCAGCTGTATTTGTATTTGGTAAGAAGGATGCAGGAAGACTTTCGAGTGGTAAGTTTTTTCAAGACTGGAAAGGTAACGCAGAAGTAGGATATAGAGATGGAGCTTATATATTGGTTGCACCTCACGTTAGTATGAATGTACCAGGGTATGGAGAGATGAGCGGTACTGCGATTAGAAAAGCATTAGGTGATGTAGACTTGGATCCAAAAGCTAAGAAAAAAGTATTCAAGGGTATATTTGGACATACTAAATTATATAACATGATTATAAAGAAACTAGAATCGTTAAATGAAGTAATGGAAAAATTCTGTACAGAGTTTAACATAACTAAATTTATTACCGAGTCTACGAGCACTGGAACGGGTGTAGACGATGGACCAAGATACTTTAGATCAAGCATGAAGGGATATAAATCGGATACGAAAAAACAAGCCAATAGATTAGGATGGTCAGTAGTTGATTATATAGTAGGTGGATTGGAAAAATTAGAAAATCATGCAACTGACTACCCAAGACGTGTACATAGTACAACAGGAGCTCCAGTTGGACCGGTTTCATTTGCACCTGCAGGAATAGCTGAACCTACTGATAGGCTAGATCGTACAGATTTCAGAGGAACCCAATCATATACTCAATGGAAACAACATATAGAGAAAATTGTAAACACTCTAGGATGGAAGTTTGTGGATTGGAGTGGTCAAGATAAGAAAAGCATTGTCAATACTACTAAGAATGAGCCTAAAAAGACGGAACGAACTCCAGATGGAAAAGCTGGATATGGTAGTGCGATGAAAGACCAAACAAAACGTGGTAGAGAAGCTAAAAAGCTATCGGAAGGTCTTATATTAGAAGGAGGAGCCTATGGACATATGTCTCACCCATTCGATGATAGAGGATTAACTTTTGGAGACTTTAAAGAAATTGTTAAAATATCACTGCAAGGTAATTTAGATCTAGAACAAGGAGCGACTGAAAAGACTGACGGTCAAAACTTATTCATAACATGGGATGGTAAGTTGAAGGCTGCAAGAAATGGAGGAGATCTTAAAAAAGGTGGGATGGACGCAAAAGCAGTAGCATCTAAGTTTGCTGGTAGAGGTAATATTGAAAAAGCTTTCACCTATGCAATGAAAGATTTGTCTAAAGCCATTGGTAGTTTAAATGATAAGCAAAAAGAAAAAATATTTGATAGTGGAAACAATTGGGTAAATATGGAAATTATGTATCCAGCATCTCAAAATGTTATTATGTATGATGCACCATATCTACAATTCCATAACGTCTTGCAGTATAAGAATGGAACAGCAATAGGAGCAGTATCTGATGGAGCAAGAACTCTTGCAGGTATGATTCGACAAGTCAATCAAAATGTACAAAAGAATTTTAGTGTAATAGGACCAAAAATATTAAAAGTTAAACCACATCAAGACTTTTCCCAAAAACAATCATACTTTATAAGCAAGTTAACTAAGTTAATGAAGCCATATAATATGAAAGATACCTCAACTTTTGCAGAATACCATCAAGCTTGGTGGGAACAATATGTGATTAAAAATCTAGGCGATCTAAGCAATGAAGTAAAATGGCCACTGATTCGCAGATGGGCATTTTCAGAGAAATCGTTTAGGTTAAATGCAAAAAGTATTCCATATCCAGATATTCTTGAAAAAGCTAAACAGATTGATAAGCAAAAACATCAAGCACAAGTAAAAAAGAATATGTTACCGTTTGAAAAATTATTTTTTGAACTAGGCGCAGAAGTGTTAAAGAATGTTGAAAGCTTTTTAGCAGCTAATCCAGATAAAGCAGTTCAAAATATTAGAAAGCAAGTAGCTGCAGCTGTTAAGCATGTGCGTAAAGGAGGTGATCTAAAAAACATTAACAAGTTAAAAGCTCAATTGGAAAAAATTCAAGGTATTGGTGGGTTCAAAACAATAGTACCTTCAGAAGGACTAGTATTTATATACAAAGGAAAGACATACAAGCTTACTGGAGCTTTTGCTCCAGTCAATCAAATCACTGGAATGTTATACTTTTAGATATTTATATAGAGGATAAAATGAAAGCAAATTCAGATATAAAATTAGATGCAATGCTCAAGAAAATATCAGAAGCTACCGTAACTGGTACTGGTGGTAGTGGAACTGGTATCTTAACGGGAGATGCTTGGCCTGATGGTATATATGTAAAAGCAGGTAGAAAGAAAGTAATATCACCTTCTGGATTGATGAGAGGGATGACTCAGATGGATTTCCCACTAGCAGATGCAATATATGATAACGATGAAGAATATGCTGGTGAACTTAGAGATGATACTCCTCCATTAAGTCCAATCCAACGAACTTGGAGAGGTACTGGTCCAAACGAATATCAAATTCCACCTGAAAGTTTGAATGGAACTCATTTGGCAACTGGTAAAGAAGACGGTTGGTGGTGGGCAGGACATATTTCTCCAGATAGCGCACCAGAACAAGGAACTCCAGAAAAGTCAGGAAGGGATGGTGATAAGTTTACTTCAGATTATTTAAGGGTACAAGATAAAAATACGTCTATCCATAAATTGGATAAGAAGAAAAGATATCATTCTGGCACTACCGTAAAATCGCAAGCACCAGTTAAAAAATATACAGATAGAACTAATTTCAATAAATCTAAATTAAAAAACCAACCGAAAGATTGGTGGAATTTAGGAGGAAAGGGTAAAATGCAGGATGGTATGATAAAATTAAAAGATTTAATATAATAGGAGAACAATGATGGGACGAATAGACTCGTATAACACAGTAGTAGATGAAAAAGCTGTACCACAATTATCTGCATTAGGAATTACATCAAGAGTGCATGTTGTAGCAGCATCAACACAATTTGATTTAACTGGATCGGATGCGGGAAATTCTGCATTCTTTATCACAGGAACGCCCAATGCAGGAACAGTATTAACATTTGCAGATGGATCAAGTGTAACAGCAGCAGCAATTGCAACAGCAGCTACAACACTAGCTACTGAATTCAAATACACATTAAGTAAAATAGTAACACACGCTGATAACACAGTAGTGGTACTCTGGAAATAAGAAACATATGAAAAAGGCTATTTCAGAAGCCAAAGTTCAGCGCATGCGA